GCCGGTGACGGTTTTAGAGGATGAGATCATCGAGGCATCGATAGACAGCGCGGAATGGAATAGCATCAGGGCCGAACTGGAAGCGGCTGGTTACGAATTGGACTGACAAGGAGAATTTATGAAAAAGCCAATTATCACTCTCGCAATCGCGGTGCTCGCACTCTCTCTGTCGGCTTGCACCGCCATGCAGCAGGGGTTGCGCAACGCTACTGCCGCAGACTGCTCAACCGAGGCGACGCAGCAGGCGTTCGTTAACAATCTGCCGCCTAATCTGTTCGTCACGGGAGCACAGGAGATAGCGATCGAGGCGCAGCTTTGTTATGCCGACTTCGGTAGCGTCCCAGCGCCCGTGACAGCTCCGGGCAACGCGCCGATGATCCCTGCGGTTCCGGCTATCCCCGTGGCGGTTGCGCCGGTTCCTGCGCCAGTAGCGCCAGTGCCGACCGCAGCTCCGACTAGCGCGGCGACTTTACCGACACTGACCGTTCCGCCGACGAGCACTCACTGATGCGACGGGCGCGCGTGAGAATTAAATGATCATCGATATCGGCGACGCCATCGTAGTTCTCGGTGACAGCCTGCTCTCGGAAGCGATCGCAAAGCTAACCGGCCCCGTTTCTCATATCGGTATGGTGAGCAAGAAGACCTGCAACGAGCCGGGCTGTACGAATCCCGCCCACTGGGAAGTCACGCAGGCTCTCAGCGACGGCATCAAGACTCTCACGCTGGCAGGAACGATGGCGACCGCGCGCTACGGCTATTGCTTGCATGACAACCTCTTCGCGCTGCCCGACCGGCAAAAGATGGTCGCGTGGGGCCTGAAGCAAATCGGCGTGCCCTACGCTTTTAAGGATCTTGCGCTGGAGGCCATCGACGCGATCACAAGGACCGAGACAGCTAGCATCTATTTCGACGAAAACGGCGCCGATATCTGCTCGCAGTATTACTCGATGGCAGCGATCCAGGTGGGGCGCTCATGTGACGTAAGCCCGAGAAAAGCCACGCCTTCAGATTGGTTCGAGTATTCGCTGAAGCAGACGAGCTGGTTGACGCAGCCGATCACCTAGGTTCTCCTCCGACACGGGGCCGTTCGCCGTCTAACCCAGCGGCGGGCGGCTCCGGCTTCAGCGATTAGCGCGGGCAAGGAGAGTGTCGCCGTGGCAAGCTTCATCCTCGGCGCAAAAACATGCTGCATCTACGCCGCGAGGAAAGTTATAGTATCCATCACGCGCCCGCCGCCACGTCTCGCAATGAATCTCGTAGGCCTGATCGATCAGATCATCGGGGATTCCCTGCGGCGACCAATAGCCCTCAATGCTCCGCTGGAATAGTTCGTTAGCCAGCGCACGACCGAATACATCGACGCGATAAAGATTTCCGTAGCGAGTAGATCGATCGACGCATCGAGTGTTGGGCGGCAAGCGGTAGCCCTTCGTGCGCCTACGTTGAACCCTGACCGGCATCCCTCTCACCAAAAGCCGCCCTAGTGCCTCATAGGTGTCTACAAGAGGCGGCGGGATTTCGTGGCGCCAGCCGCGTTCCATTAAACGCTGAGAGACCTTCGTTCCGGGCGACGGTTCCAAGGCTCCGTAACTAGGATGCCTCGTGTGGCATTCGGAGCATGAGACGCCACCACCGACAAAAGCGACTACCCCATGTCCATCACACATCCGCCCCTGCTCGTCGCCTTCCTCCTTCACCGGAACCGCCGTCACATCTCTTTCCAATCTTTCAACGCTTGCGAGGTCGTGTATCCATGATCGGTGGGCTGTCCGGGGCTACACCACGCGCGATGATGGACATAACGACCGAAGCACCATCCAGCACTGAAACACCAGAGCCCCACCAGTATTAGGAGCACCATCTACCTCTCCTTAATCACAGCCGGCGTCACTACGCTGTTGCTTGCGCTCCTGGATGTCCACAGGTGCAGTTGCAGCCGTCGCTTTGGCATCTGGTATGATGCCGATTCTTGCAGGCCTTTGACTTCGTTCCGCGTAGCTGCCACCGCCTCGCTGCTTCCTCGAATTCTTTGCTGGTGCCCTCGAATATTGTCTCGCCGGCGGGACCGGACAGCTTGACGTGATCCGAGTTCTTCCCGTTCCTGCCCTCGGCGATCGCCAGGACTTCATTCCCGAACAGATTGAGTTGCGCATACTCTGCCCGGAAGTTGGCGAATTGCAGTGCCTCGTGGGAATGGTGGCCGTGACGTTCTGCAACGGTTTGGAATCCAGCCAAAACCCAATCATGCGGGCGAATCTTGAGACACGCGCGCCCGAGGTCGTCGCGCTGCGGACCTGTTCGGTCAGGCTCTTTCTTAGTCGGCTTGAGTTGGACCAGGTCGAGATGCTCGAGTTCGTGGTCGATAAGCGCCGCTCGCTGACGGTCGGTGGCCTTGTTCCATTCGAGGCCGTCGATCATCAGCTTCGCATCGGCGATGCCCCTAGCGCGGTCCTGTAGCGACGTAACCCCGATCTTGGCATCGATCGGATAGCCGCCTCGCTTCATCGCATGGACGGCCTCAGTATCCCCATCCTCTCCGCCAGGTATCCTGTCGAGGCGGCTGACGATGATGGTGTCGATCGTCACCTTCAGTTTGGCGAGGTCGGGATGGTACTGTTCCATCGCTCTTTCGACCATCGCCTGGATCGCATTCGGAGCTTTTTCGTACGTAGTGCTCATGTCTCATCTCCTCCGTAGGTTAGGTACCAAAGCAATTTGACCTGAGCTTCCTTGTGCCCGTAGCAGACGACCGCATGGTTGCCTGCCTTGTTGAGAGCGGCGAGCCATGCGTTCTGACCGTCTGACGGCTCAGCACCCTTGCGAGTGCTTTTCATTTCGATGTAGAGCGCCCAGAAGCCCCGCCGCGCGACAGGTAAGCATAGGTCTGGAAATCCGGCGCGGAGTCCTTCAGAACGTAGCTTTGCGGCCGCAGCCGAACGCCTAACAACGTCGCCCGCGAGCGCGTAACCGCCATTGGGGATCGCATAGAGCAGCTCCAATTCGGGGAAGCGCTTCCATTGGGCTAATTCATCGGCCCAAGCGATCACGATCGACTGCTCGTCGTGCTCCGATGGCGCATACTCGGTCAGCTTGAGTTTGGGCTTAGCGCTCATCGTGACACCCCAAGGTTATGACGATCGCCAACCCATTCGTCGTAACTGACCAAAGGAACATCGTCCGCGAACTCGGGCAGCAGTTCTATGTGCTGTAGGCTCACCGCTGCCAACAGGCCGTTAACGGCTATTATGTTGGCGTCGAGGCACCGGGAATAATCGGTGCGATCATTGCTCTTATGGGGGCTGCCGTCCGCGTAGGACGCACTGTATGTCGCGTGAATATGGCCAGACACCCAGATCAGGTCGCCCTTCCTCGCACCCCAGACGACCCGCGCTCGCTGCCACTTCGGTTCCATGTCAAATCGCTCCATCCTTGCCACCATCCTTCGGCTTCCGGTGTTGCGAGGCATTCGGGCAATCGGCAAAGTGGCTAAGATAGGTATCGCGGACCATCGCGGTAGCATCGCCGTCCGATAGAACCACGCGCTTCTGCTTCGATGCGACAGATAGAGGCATCGTTTTGCCGCTCGCGGTCTTTGCGAAAATGATCTCGGCACCACATGATGAACACTTAGCCATTGTCAGATCGCTCCGATGACGCCGAGGACGAATACGCAGAGCACCGCCGACGCCAGCACCACGATCCACGCCACCACTTCTTTGCAATGATCGCGGAAGCTCAACCGTTCCACCGGTTGCACCATCGACTTGGGAATCTTCATCCGGTCGCTGATGGGATAAATGTTGCTGCGCTTCATTCGGCGCTCCTCGCTTTCGCCTTGACCAACAATGCAATCAGGTCATCGGCCTCTTGCGGTCGCACATACACGGCGCCCTCGCAGAAGTCCGTCAGTCGAATCCAGTCATCATCAGGGCCGCCAGCATAAGGCTCTCCCTTGACTCTCTTGGATATAAAATCGACACGGATCATTCGCCATTGCTCCTATGCCGGGTACCCCCGACGAACTCGATCTCCAATCCCATGTCTTCCGGCTTGATTGATAGCTGACCGCTTGCCTTATCCATCTGAGCCGTCAGCCACTTCGAAAAGTCCGAATCCGAAGTCTTGAACAGCATCGCCAGCATCGACGGATTGGGCGCCAGCACCTTCTCGATGAATAGCTTCGGGTCTGCGATCCGCTTGAGCTTGCACTTCGTGACAATGGAGACGTTCTCGATCTTCGTCTCCTCGCGCGCCGGCGGGGCAATGACAGGGGCTAGTGGCGTCGCATCGAGGACTGCTACCTCCTCCGTGGCGCCAGCGGCCTCGAGCGCAGCGCGCTCAGCGGCCCTCTCCTCGTCCTGCTGCTTTCGGATCGCGGCCTCGCGCTCGCGCTGCTCTTGGGCGATGCGCTGCCGCTCCGCCTGCTGGAATCGATAGATGACTCCGGAACAGGTCGTCCGCAGACTCTCGGCCGGTGCCTTCAACTTCCCGACGATCCCGGTCAGGAATCGATGTAGTTGAAAGGCTGAGTCGGTCTGCCTGCGGAGTTCGGAGCCTTCCAAGTCTTTCAGATACTTGATGGCCTCGACGTCGTATTCCTTGGCGAGCTCCACGGTCTGCCGGGTAAGAGGACGCTTGCCGAGGTCAGCGATCGCGGTCTGGAATTTATCGGCTTGAGGCTCGAAGGGCTTGCCGAGGTCTTTGGCCCTCTCGGTTGTTAATGCTGGTGCTGCTGCCACGGTCGTTGTCTCCTTTTCTAGATCCATCCCGAACAGTTCGCGTATTACTTGCGCCGCCGGGGGATCGTCTCCTGCCGCCGCCACACTCCCGACTGTTTCGGCTTTTGTGGTCGATCCCTCGTCGGCGGCAGGAAGTCCTTTAATTGGTTGGTCCTTTAACGGGAGCTGCGATTGATCCATGTCTCTCCATGCGCCAGTTTCACCGAGTAGGCCTTCATCCTCGGGAAGCACCACGGCGTTGTGGCGCGCCTCTGCCGCCATCTCTCGCCTAGCTCGCGCTGTCGTCGGGCGCCTCATGCTGACCACGACGCCTAAAATCAGGCCGATAACGTAGCGGTCTAGGAAGGTCATCGTGTTGCCCTCTTCAGCAAAACCGGCCAAAGCTTCGCGAGTGAAATGAACATGATCCACGGATCGTCGGGGTCAAACGGTTTCATCTAAGCGGCCTCCTTCAACCAGAATTGGCCCTGGTACTTCGCCCGCGTATGCACCGCTTGTAGTAAGACTCGGAACTCCGCGAAGTCCCGATAGTTAGCCAGCGGCTTGAGCGCATAGCTGTGGTTCCCCGGCAGACTGATAGCCATCCGCTGCATCTGGCTGACACTCATCCGTCGCGCGATAAGCTGCCCGGCGGTTTGTAGCCCCACCCATTCGGGTAGAACTCCGGTCTTGATTTCCAGCACACTCAGCTTGCCGTCGAGAATTCCGTACTGATCGGGATGCGCTATCAGCCGTTCAGAGTCGTTGACCCACTCCGATTCGTGATCGTGCATTCGCCATGCGTGCTCACCGAGGAACTTCTCGAAGCCAACCAGGTAACGATCCAGTTCGGGATGAGGCTCTTTCCAAGGTGGTTGCTTGCCCATCGCCAGCCAATGGCAGGCCTTATGAAGAGCGGACCCGCGCGCCTTACCAACGATCGAATTAGCCGCTGGCATCAGGTCCATGTCCTGATAAAAGCCGTGAATCTTCAACACTTGTGTCACGCTGGGATAATTGCAATCGGTGGTCATGGCTTATCCGGGCCGTCGAACTCCGCGATTGCTTCCTGGGCGAGATCAAGGAGGTCGTCGATCCGATGGATGCACTTGGTACAGCCACCCATGCATTCGCAGCCTTCCCATTCCCGGGCGAGGTCGCGCACCTTCCGCCATCGCTGCTCGTTATTCATGGTTGCCATGCGACCGCTCCACGTGGTTGTCGAGTCCAAACAACGACTCCAATCGAGCCGGACAGTAAGGGCACTGAGTCTTGCCGTCCCAGCCGAGTTCCTCGCGCGTCGGTATGCGACGCTTCACCCCGGCGGTATCGTAGAGAGTTTCGAGCAACTCGTTACCAAGCGCGTCTTTGGTGGGAATGCTCATGGCTTCTTGTCTCCATCACTTCTTGGATTTCGCTGATCAACTGAGCAGCCTCAACCAGCAGCCCAAACTCACCCGCTAGTGCCGGCGTGGGAAATCGATGGGCGCCGAGTTCGTCATCGAAGGTGCCGCCGTGAGCCTCGATTACTTTCTCGACTTTGCGCTGCGCCAGTTCCAACATTCGGTATAGGTCGTCCATTACTTCACGAACTCCTCGAAGGCCGGGATCTGGCTCTTCTTGAGTTCGGTCAAATCTTCGATTTTGTTGAAATTCTCGTATAGGAACGCGCTCAACTCCGAAGTCTTACGACCCTTGGACTTCCACTTCTTTTCGAGGTCGGCATCAGTGACGAAACGATCGCCAAGATCCCATCCAGCTCGGGCAGTGTCATAAGGACCGTCATCGCTCTTCCTGTCTACAACGACCTCGACGTCGGGTTGCCGCGGCTGCTTCGGGGGATTGTCGAGGTCCGCGTTCGCGGCCTCCGCTTGAGCGATCCGCTGGTCAGCTTCCGCTATCTCACCAAATTGCCTGGCATCTACCTCGATCGCACGCCCGTACCTCTCGATCGCCTCCTTGTTTATCCCTTCGGGCAACCGTTTCTCCATGATGCGAAAGGGGGTCTTGCGCCAACCTTCCTCCCAAAACTTCTTTGGATTCCACAACAAACCATCTGGCATTTTGGAGTGTGCGCGATGGCGGAGCACACGGTCGCGCGACGTGACCTCGAACTGAATCTCGCCTGTCGGCAGAGTAACTAATGCGTAAGAAGCAGCGGCGTCGCCTTCCGCGCGTGGGATGAGCAGGTCGATTTCGTGGAAGAATCGGGCGCCCTCAGAAGACCGCGACACCTTAAACTTCCCCGCGTCAACCTCGCCCTTGAAGACGACCTCAGTGTCGAGACTCACGATCGCGCCCGCCTTCAACTTCAGGAACGCGAGACCGCGCCAGCCCGGTTGTCCCTGCGCTTCCTTTCCGTAGGGAACGCAGTAGAAATGGCCGCGTGTCCCGCCAATCTCCAATCCCATTTGGGCGGCTTGAACAACGCACTCGATCAGCGATTCGTCGGAGCACTCGCGCAGGAGCGAGTTGCGTCGAACCAGAGACGCCATCGCGAAAAATCGATCCGGTGTGATCCATTCCGCCAGCATCTTTTCGATGTCCGGTCGTCGCTTTTCCAAGATTGTTAGAAATTGGTCAGCCACGTCATCTCTCCTTTCGGTTATTGCTGTTGGTTCCCGAGGTTCAGCGGATGGTCCTCTTGAGCGGCATCGTCAGCGGCGATTATCACGCGCAGCGATTGAGCGCACTGCTCCAAAACAAGTCCGGCTTCGTCATGCCCGCGTCCGTTGTCGGACCACAGGCGAATCTGCCTACCAAGTCCGGCGCGCAGCTTCTCGATCCGGCTGACTAGCGCGAGCACCGTCTGCGGATTCGCTGCGGCGATGTAGCGCAGATCCGCGGAGGGATAACTCCCGCCACTATTATTTGATCGAACCTGATGACCCGGCGCTGTCGCGGCGATCAGGTTGTGGCAGTCGTCCACCGTGACTCGGTTGGCCTGCTTGTCATTGCCGAGAATGAACTCGCGCCACCTGCCGGGCGTCGCCTTCTCCGCGAGCGCCTTCAATTCCGCATCTTTCATTTCTCCCGCCTCCCTCGTTTCGGTGCCCCGTAATTCTCGTATCGTGTGCATGTTTAGCAAACCGTACCGCTTATATCAAGCGTGGATTGATAATATGTTTTTTCAGACGGCGTGCGAATGTACGGTTGGCCCTACGTAGACAGGGCGTTAGGCTGTGGGCGGATGGCACATTAAGCCGTGCCTGTAGCAACTACTCTATCAAGTTGGCGTTGACAAACGACCCGACCGGCGCTAGAACCAATCCCGCACAATGAACGATTCAATTGCCACCAACGGAACTCCCTCGCTAACGTTTCCGCCCATGAGCAAGCGACGCAGCAAGATCAATTGGGTGAGAGCGGCGGTCGAAAATGTCGGCGGTGCTTACAAGTTCGCGGAACTGTGGAGCGTCTCATTTCAGGCGGTCTACAACTGGATGGAGCAGGGCACCATTAGCCATTTCAGCGTTGATGCTGCGGTCCGGTTTTCCGAACTCACAGGTATTTCGATCGGACACCTGACGGGTATCGAGGGGCTCTCGTTAAAACGGGTCAAGGGACACAGGGTACGCAAAATGCGTGGAGGCGGGCGGAGGGCATCAGCTAAACAAAATGACCAAACCCAATCGAAGCACGGTCAGCCTGACCCAATTCGCGCGGCTAATGGAGATCAGCCGAAAAACGGCACTGATGCTGGTGAAAAACCGCGTGGTCCGAAAGGGTCGCGGGCTGGTGGTGGAGAAGGGCCGAAACAGATTTGACCTCGAAGAATTCGAACGTGCGTATCCGTTGAAGTCATGGCAAGACAAACGGTCGCATGCAGGAAACAATGCGTCTCGGTGATGCAACGATGGTTCGGCGGGAGGGGGATCTGGGGTGCGGCGGTTCCGGGTCCAACTTCGGGACGGTATCCCTCTCCGCCGGTTTCTGAGGTGAAATTTATGTACGCCAAGGGCACGACAGTTTCGGTCGCGAAATCGAAGATGGAAATCGAGCGAATCCTTGCGAAGTACAAAGCCGATCAATTCGGCATCGCGGTGGACAACGCGCAGCAGCGTGCGGCGATTCACTTCCGCATTCAGAAATGGATTGTGCGCTTCGAACTTCAGCTCCCATCTTCGCGCGAGGATGATCGCAAGGTGATGCAGCGATGGCGGGCGCTGGTGCTGACGGTCAAGGCCAAGCTCGAATCGATCGAATCGAATATTGAAACCTTTGAGGAAGCTTTCCTTCCGCACATCGTGATGCCGGACGGCCGGCGCTTCCATAGCTGGATACAGCCGCAGCTTACCGACATGCGCGAGAGCGGCAAAATGCCAGAGACGTTGCTCATCACCGGACCGAGCGCATGATCTCGCAATCCCAGATAGAGCCCACGCCGGATGAGCGCCTGGTAGAGCTGGCGACGCGCCTGACGGAATTGTCGGCCGATGCGCTGTCGTTGGCGGCGAATCTCAAGAGCGGGGCAGGGCAGGGCGCGCCGGCCCGCTGGCTGACCACAGCGGAGGCGATGGCCGACCTGGGTATCTCGAAGCCGACGATTCTGCGGTACAAGAAGGAAGGGCTCCTGCATCCGGTGAAGATGGGCAGGGGGGACCGGTATTCGAGCAAGGAGCTGGATGCGCTGTACGAGAAGATTGGGCAGGGCGATCAGGGGAAGTAGGGGAAACCAGATGAGCGAATATCACAAAATCGAAACCCTTTATCAGCGTGATGAAACGACCTTCAAGGTCCGCGTCGGAGAGTTGAAGAACCGCACTTACGGGATGCTTAAGACGTGGCATTGGACCGAAAAGGTGGACGGCACAAATATCCGATGCATCTGGAATTGCGACCGTCTTCATTTTGGCGGAAAAACCGACAATGCGCAGATTCACGCCGACCTGATCAAGTGGCTCTACGAGAATGTCACCGTCGATAAGATGCGCGCGGTCTTTCCTGCCGACGAGGAAGGCCGGACAGCCGATGTAGTTGTCTATGGCGAAGGTTTCGGTGCGGGCATCCAGAAAGGTGGCGGTGACTACTCGCCCATCAAGAAGCTGATCGTTTTCGATGTGCTGGTCGGCGGAAAGTGGTGGCTCAACTACGAAGGCGTCTGCGACGTAGCAGCGAAGCTCGGCCTCGATGTAGTGCCGTCATTTGGCGAGATGACGTTGGAAGAGGCAACTGAGACGGTGCGCAATGGCATCAAATCGAAATGCGCCATCAACGCGGGCAAAGACGCCGAAGGTCTCGTCGGGCGACCTATGGAAACCCTTTTCGACAAGAAGGGGCATAGGCTGATAGCGAAGCTCAAGACCAAGGACTTCTGATGACGATGGCCCGCTAGCGCGTATGAGTGAGCAGCTACAGATGTTCGCTGAGGTTACGGTGGAAGTACCACGCGAGGAGTTCCGCATCTGCACGAGCTGCGGCAAGAACATCAGGACGTGCATTTTCGATGACCACGTTACTTCTGAATATTCCGATGGCGAAGGGCGTTGCTGGAATTGCTCGCCTTGACGCGGGTGTGATCTTTTTTCGGGGGCTGGTTGAGGGGCACTGATGGAACTGAACGAACTCTGCGGGATACTGGGTGCGACGGCGGATACCGCGTCCTCCAAGCCGGCCATCAATCCGATCCCCTGCGTGGTACCTGATTGCGAAGGAAAGCTGACCGCGAAGTTCTTCTCCAAAGGAAAGGCCAGTTATAGCTGCACGAGCGGTTGTAAGACCGAGGCGATCGAAACCGCGATTGCAGCGATCGTCGCCAGCAAAGTCTTCGCAAGTGGGCCGGGCGGTGAGGAGTTGCCCCCTCCAAGCCGTCCGGCCCCCCCCCTAAAGACGGAAAAGCGCACGGATTCCGCAACCAGAATTTCGAATCGCAACCAGTCTCGGGAATTGCAACCTAGCGACGTGCTCCGTCGAGTGCCGCCGCAGAATATCGAAGCCGAGCAGGCAGTATTGGGCGCCGTGTTCCTCGAACCCGAGGCGCTAGCGACCGCGAAAGCAATACTCGGCCGCGATGATTTTTACCGGGAGACGCACCGTGAAATTTTCCGCGCGATGGAGGAACTCGTCTCCAAAGGAGTCCCCGTCGATGCTCTGACAATGACTGAATCCCTGAGCAGACGAGGGATGCTGGAACAAATTGGTGGACCGGCTTACATCGCGGAGCTTGCGGACGCGGTGCCCACCGCCGCCAACGTCGCCCATTATGCCCGCATCGTCCGCGAGAAATCTGTGCGCCGAAAAGTCATTTCCGACGCCCAGGAGCAAATCAATCTCGCTCACAATGGTGTTTCGACTGAGAACTTAATTGGTGAGGTACAGAGTCGAGCAATGCGGCTCGATAGAGCCACGACGCTACTTCCGACAGAAATTACTTGGGAAGGATTCGACGCTGCCATTTCCGCGAACGAAGAATACATGAAGCGTCGGCCCGTCGTGGACCGACTCTGCTACTCGTCTGCGGTTTCAATGATCACGGGCGGCAAGCACGCCGGGAAAAGCACACTCGCGCGATGGATGGCGATCTGCGTCGCGAAGGGTTGGCAGTTTCTCGGCCGCGACGTGATTCAAGGTCCTGTGTTCTACATCGCGTCAGAGGACGAGACGATGGCGGCTCGCCAGGAGTTGATCCGACTCGGATGGAAATCGTCGGACCCGCTCCGGTTCCTTTCCGCATCGACGATGCCGACCGAAGAAATCGATTTGCTCGCGATGCTCACCAAGGCCATCCGCCAATACGGAGTCGTGTTGACCATCGTCGATATGCTTTTCGATTTCATTCATGTTGGCGACGAAATGAAATATGCAGAAACGCGGCGGGCTGTTGGCGAGATCCAGAACGTCGCGACCCATAGCGAGAGCCATCTGTGCGTCATTCATCATGCGCCAAAGAATGCGAACATCGGCGATGCGGCGGTGGCGGCGCTCGGGTCACAGGGATTAGCGGCGCGCGTCAGTCCGATCCTTCTTGTTCGGCGCTTCGGTCCCGGCGTTCATTCCGTATCGAGTACGGAAGTGCGCGATCCGCGGGGGGAGAGCATTAAGGATTCCCGGCTAACTCGAAACTCTGACGGATCGATGGAACTCGGCGGACTGTTCAAGAATTACATGCTCGCCGAAGTTTACGCGGAGCGCGTTCTAGAACTGCTCCAAGCTGAGGACGGATCGGAAATGACGGCGATCGAAGTCTCAGACGCCCTCGACATCAGCTACCAAGTGGCTAAAGGATCTCTCGCATTTCTGACACGGGAGACCAAGATTTACCGATCCGGTGAGGGCAAGAAAGGCAAACCTTTCCGGTACTCGACCACTCTCTCGAAAATTAGCACCGCTAATAGCAAAAAGGATGATGCTGTTTTCGGTACTAGTCTTGGACAAGTACCGAATCCGGAGCCTTCCGAAACAGAGCAAAAAGAAGCCCCACAGGGACGCTTCGGTTATAAGGAGGACTGATGGCGGTCTACTTCATTCAAGCACCGACAGGCCACATTAAAATCGGCCTGGCTGAGAACCCGAAGCGCCGGCTTGCGAGCCTTCAAACGGCATGGCCGAGCTCTCTCCATCTTTTAAGAACAGAACCGGGAGGTTCTAAAGAGGAGAGGGATTACCATCTTCGATTCGCCGAATTAAGAGTCGGGGGTGAATGGTTTAAATGCGAGGGCGAGCTAGCCGAATTCCTTGAAATCAAACGCCATCGATCAGCGGCGGCCAAGCCGAAGGTCAAAATTGAGCGATGCGCGAACTGCGATAAGCGTCAGCGAGTGGTCGGTCGTTTCTGCGGACCCTGCACGATCCACGCCGCAATGTCGGACCCTGATCATATGGAGCCTCGGATACGCAGCCTTGATGAATTGTCGGCACGATTCGACCGCTACAACAAAATTGCCGCGATGGTAGGAATCGAAGAGGCACGGGTCTGATGGCATTCACGATCACGTACCGGATGCGATGCACTCGTTGCGGCTTTTACCATCATCCCGACGAGGTGGTCGATTTCAGTACCTCGACAGCCCGGGACAAGCGGACCGAGCGCATTTGTCTGGATTGCATCGAAGAACTGCATCTGCTGGCGAAGGAAAAGAGGGCAGCATGACCAACCATTGGGCGGATTTCTGGATTGACTTTGAAGAGACGTACTGGGATTGGCGAAAGCGCGAGCGCAATCGCCGTCAGTTCTGGAGTGACGCACACAAGGAGGCGACCTCGCGACGCTTTCGAATGCCCGATCGCGAGATGAACGGCAAGAAGCATTGTCGGCTGCCGCGATGCGAGAACCCCTTACCAAAGCGACGCACATCGTGGTGCTCGAATGAGCATATGTGGCTCGGCTATCGAATCGGCAGCAACTTCAGCGAGGCGGTTCTTTGGTACTACGGCGGCATCTGCGTCCTTTGCGGGATCGACTGCGGAGAGATAGACGCTTGGCTCGCTCACTATCGACTCATCGATCGCGACTTATATAGAGCAGCGTGCGCGACGCTAAAGGCGGCCGGATTCGATCCTGATACTCGCGCCGGAGAGGCAGACCACGTCGTTCCGGTAGTTGAGGGCGGCCCAACAACGCTCGAAAATGGAAGAGTACTTTGTCAGCCGTGCCATAAGCGGGAGACGAGATTTCTGCAGCAACGACTTAACCGCAGTCGCCGTATGATGCCCCAGATAGCGATGAACTTCGATCCTGATACCGGCGAGATGGCTTCAACCAATGAGCAGTGAGAACTTTCAGGTGGCTGATGAGCGGGTGCTGCGATGAGGTTTTCGAGAGTGTGGGCGATGCCGTCTGCGGATACGTTCTCGATTCCGCCGATTCGCGAGTTGGTGAAGTGGCGGTTGAAAGACTGCGCCGTGATAGTGGACCCGTTCGCGCGCAACAGCCGCTTCGGGACACTCACGAACGATCTCAACCCCGAAACGGCAGCAACCCACCACATGGACGCTATCGAGTTCCTGACGGGTCTGGTGGCGGAAGGCGTGCAAGCGGATGCGGTCCTGTTCGACCCGCCGTATTCAAACGGTCAGATAATCGAAATGTACCAGAAAATCGGTCGTGCGTTTACAGGCGACGATGACCTGAACCGCCTCGGCAAACACAAAGACCTAATGGATCGAGTTCTCAAGACTGGTGGCATCGCGATTTGCTGCGGCTGGAACTCGATGGGAATGGGCGTGGAGCGGCGATATTCGCTTGAGGAAATCCTGCTTGTTCCCCATGGGCGCGTCCACAACGACACCATCGTAACCGTAGAGCGCAAGATGCAGGCGGGATTCGGCTTCGGAGCACAGCCATGACGGAACCAGACTTCGCGGCAAAGTACGAGCGGGTGCTGACGGCGCTGGGGCTGTGTCAGCTGCATTGTAAGGGTGGTCAGTATAAGCCTGATTTGTCCGATCATGATCCGCGTCGTGACCTTGAATGGATACCATGCCCTCATGGACAACCGGAGCCCCACGACATCCCGGCGCCGGAGCTGACGGACGCGATCGCGTGGCAGGTGCTGATGGCCGCGGCTAAAAAGAACGTAGAAAACGATTGGCAGGACGGGCGAGACGATCCCCTTGATTACGCTTTGGTAACTTGGCTAGAGCAGGCTCACGACGACCCGAAGCGAGCGCTCATCCTGGCGCTAGCGGATGCGCTCCAAGGGCCAGCGGAGCGCGGAGCAACGCGATGAGCGAGTCAGAGCACGACGGGCGGCTGGTATGAGGGTTCTCATTGCCTGCGAGTTTTCGGGGGTTGTGCGGGAGGCTTTTCGCCGGCGCGGTCATGATGCCTGGAGTTGCGATTTGTTGCCGAGCGAGATTCCGGGCCCGCACATCGAGGGCGACGTACTGGAGCATTTGGACGAGGGATGGGGCTTGATGGTCGCGCATCCCCCCTGCACGCGGCTGACGAACTCCGGCGTGGTATGGCTGGAGAAACGCAACCTCTGGAAAGAACTAGACATGGCCGCGTGTTTCTTTCGGCAGCTTCTCAAGGCTCCCGTCGAACGGATCGCTGTGGAGAATCCTATTCCGCATCGCTACGCATTGGAGTGCATCGGACGCAAATACGATCAGATCATTCAGCCTTGGATGTTCGGACATACGGAGAGCAAGGCGACATGTTTGTGGCTGAAGAATCTGCCGCCCCTAGCTCCGACGCACAGGGTAAAACAGCAAATGCTGACCCTCCCGAAGCGCGAACAGCAGAAAATGCACTGGATGCCGCCGGGCCCCGACCGATGGAAGAATCGATCGCGGACCTATCAGGGAATAGCAGAAGCGATGGCCGAGCAGTGGAGCAACGATGCCCGGCACAATCCAGTTCGACACTTAGAATTCGATCATAGAGAGCGGTAGCCATTCCCGTAATCTCCTTTGTGGTGCTCACTTGCGTTGTTCCTCGATGTAGCGGGTAGCGCAGAGGGCGCAGATTGCTTGGGGCTCGACTTCCCAATGCAGGTCGCTGCCGGTCGCGCGCCCAAGTTGCTCGCGAAATTCTGCTGGCGATAGCGCGTTGCAGATGGTGGGTTCGTAGGTGTTCCCGCATACGGTTTTGCCTTGCCCGCGATCGCGGTAGAGATGCTGAACGTTAACATTGGGCATGGCTTCTAGGTTTTGAGAATGTCGGTCACCGTGCAGACGCGCGAATAGCCCTTGTGCCTGCATTCCCTGAATTGCGTGCCAATTGGAAATTCCATTACCATTTTCCTCCCGAAATGAGCATCATTGTGCCGACAAACCAGCCTGTCACTGCTACCAGCAGAATTATTCCTACCATCGCCGTCCCCTATCGTGCGCTCTCGAATCGCTTGGTGAAATAAATGGGAATTATTGATTTGAGTCCCTCTGTCGAAATTTACGTTGCTTCCGCCTACGTTTTTTCGCGGTCTCGCTTTTCGGCTTCGGGCGATAGGCGAGCACGCGATCTGCAACTGCATCTAATACTTCGGACGGCTTCTTCATGCGGTCAACCTCGCAAAAGTCAGGCGTTTCCCGACCGTCAGGGCAATCATGCTGTCGAGCCGTTCCAGTGTGTGGCGCTTTACGTCGCCCTCGTTCAGTCGAAAGGCGAACTCGTTGACGTAGCGGCCAAGATGCTTGGTGCTGACCTTGTGGTAGACACCCACCACTCCGCGCTTGAGGACCGCCCAGACGCTCTCGATGCTGTTCACATGGACGTTCCCGCGCACATACTCGCGAGCGGTGTGATTGACGGTATCGTGCAGGAAGAACAAGCCACCCAAGCCTTCGTAAGCGCCGGAATCGTCGGTGTGGATCGTCGAGCCGGGTTCGACGTGATGATGGATCGCGGCTTGAAGCGTGTTGCGGTCGGTAGCTTCGACGGGATGCGCGATCATGCGCCCACCACGCTCGCGCAAACCGATGACCGTCGTTTTTCCTACCGCGCCGCGACCAGCGTGGAGCTTCTTGTATTCGTGCTTGTTGCCTTCCAATCCGCCGACGTGGGTTTCATCGACTTCGACGATGCCGCGCAATTTGTCGATGTCAGAGCCGCACGCTTCGCGCAACCGATGAAGCATGAACCACGCGGTTTTCTGGGTCACGCCGATCTGCTTGCTCAGTTGCAGCGACGAAATACCCTTGCGCGCGGTGACGAGCAGGTACATCGCGTAGAGCCACTTATGCAGGGGAACGTGGGAGCGCTCGAAGATAGTTCCGGTGCAGACTGTGAACGTCTCAGTAATTCGCTTGCCGTCCGCGCGGCGACAGCGATTGCAGCGATAGAAACCAGCGCGCTTGGTAGTCGCAATTTCGTGACTCGCGCAGACGGGACAGCGCACGCCATCTGGCCAGAGCCGCGACTCGAAATAGACCCGCGCCGACTCCTTGTCGGGGAACATCTGGAAAAGCTGGAAGGTGCTAATTGTGATCTTGTCCATTGCCTAATCCCGCTCCGCGATTCGCGGCTTCCACTTGTGGCCGCATTCGGCGCAGACGACGCGCGGCTCGCGAACGCCGTTGATCACGCGGCCTGCGAGATACATCGAATATCGGCGTTTTCTGCAACGCGGACAGGTTCGCTCGATTTTGAACGCTTCGTATTGACTGCCCAAAGGACCGATTTGGAGTATTGCCATGACTTAACGCCTCCCAGCTTGCGGCAAATGCCAACGGATGGATTGTGGGCCGCGTGGCAGGCTGGTCGAACCATCGCGCTGAACAATCAAGCAAGTGTCGTCGTTAAACCGGACGTAAAAATAGTCCCTCTCAGGCATCGTTTTATGGGAGCCTTCGACCATCATGAAGCCTTTTTGTTTGAATGGGCCGACAACCGTTTTGATGTTGAGGTTCATCATCACGCCTACTTAACCTCGCAAATTTCATCCCACATCGCTTGGCAGGTGACGCAGACATCGAAGTTCAGTTCTGAAGTCTCGCGTTGGCGTGGCGACCAAACCTCTTCGCCCCAAGTTACGCCATTGCCGTTCAAGGGTTCGATCTCTTCTCTCTTACGGCCACACAACGTTTTTAAGCTTTCTTCCTCAGCGAGGTGGACGTGCAGCATCTTGATTGCCATATTCATAACCTCCACCATCAACGTAGCTCAGTGCTCTGCTTATGTCAAGAGCACTCAAGTAAATAATTCCCCAATATTTGGTACAGACGCGCGTGCCTGAAAATCTCGGGCAAGCCGCTGCGATAATCGCCAACCTGCTTCTCCCGCTTGACGTGCTCTATTTCCCTGCATTAAGAATCAGAGAGACGCAGCGATAGCGCCGTCATTCAACCATGCCCCTAAAAGAAATCAACGCTACTCGCAAACCGAACGGCCAACTCACCAGCGAAACCGCCTACCGTCTTAAACAACGCGCCGCTGGCCTCGCTCGCGCTCGCTCCCGTACCGATGGCTTCAAGCCTCTCATCGATGCCGCTCGCCTCTCTAACACTCGCCGCCGCATTCAAGGCTTGCAGGCGAAAATCATTAGCCTCGGCTTAGATTGTGAGCACGTCCGAGCTTGGCTATAGCCCTCGCAGATAGCGAAACCCTTCTCGCAGAAAGCGTTCGCATAAGAACGATTATGTCAACTAGCCTCAACCTGAGGCGCTACGTCAAGCATCGTGCCAACTGCCTCACCTGCTCAACTGGCAGGCTGCCCTGTGCGGAGGGTGTCCGGTCGCTGTGCCCTGTCGGGACGGGGGTGGAGCCCCACCGACGGGTTCGTAGATACTCTTGAAGCCTCGCGACCACCATCGTAAATTTTCCAAATTTCTACAAATTCTAGGGTAGGTGCTTGCGCAGAGCGTATAAGCGGTGATACGTATAAGCGCATATGCCTGAGAAGCATTGTGAGACGTGTCGGTGTTACCCTGATCCGGTGGCGCAGGCGATGGCGCGAAAGCGGTGGGAGAAGAAAGATGGACAGCATGAATCCGTTGCCAGACAATCGAGCGAATTGGGCGATGAGGGTGGAGGCGGCGAAGATGGCGACCGAGATCGTGAACGTGCATCTGCCCAGCACGACCATTCAGGCGATGTGGGTGGCTTGGTACAAGGCTGTGCTCCGCGTCCTGAGCGGGGAAGTACCGGAGGCTGCGTTCGGCATCCCAACCGCCGAGAATCCGGCTGTAAATACTGCGAGGTGATATGAAGACCCAAAATCAGGTACGCAAGAAGGCCGCCGAACTTCAGGGGCCGTTGACCGAGTTCTTTCGAAAGCATTTGACGTCGGCGTATGGGGATGAGGTGGATCAGTTGCGGGTGGTGGGGTATCTGTGCGAGATCGTGCAGGGGATGGTCGAAGTCGAGTTGAAGACCATCAAGATTCAGATGGAGATGGAAGATAAGCGTCGAATCGTCGTGGCAAATAACTGAGTCTTGTTTAGGGGGTGAGATCAGGCGCCACGATAAACGTGGGCTTCAGTCTGGGTAGGCCCCCATCCCTAAAGAGGACTCAAATAATTGAGATGGACGACCTGCTTTTCGCAATTTGGAGCGAGGGACAGTACCTGAGCATCGAGAATGCGCGGGCGCAAAGATTTCCGCGCAACATCGTCGCGATCGCTCGACCTCGTTGGATAGTTTATATTGAGGGTGGACCAGTTTTTCGGCCCCCTGATTCGCTAATGCACGTTCTACGCGAAGCACCTGATACCTTCTGATGGCTCGCGGCTCCAAAAAGGTCAAGAAGCGGGCTAAGCCGTCGCCGCAGGTCATCGAGACCCTCCTGAACGAGATGGAGGCGAAGGGGGAGCATCCGAGCACTGGCAGCGAGGATAACGTCAGGGAATGGCTCCAGAATCACTCGGAGCGGGAACTGTGGTTCTTCAGCCGCTGGATTCTCGGCAACGACCATCTCGCCCTCGGCTCCTACCACCGCCGCATCATGTGCCCCTTCCTGACCGACTTCACTCGTAGCTACCTGAAATTACTCATGGTGCCGATGGGGCATCTCAAGACGACCGTGGCGTCAAGAAGTATGCCGCTGCACGTACAGATTCAGCCACGGGTCCACAACATCTACCATGAGATGATGACGGGCTCGAACATGCGGGTGCTGCTGGCGAACGAAAACGAGCAGAAGAGCAAGGAAAACCTGTACGTCATCCAGCAGCATTGCGAGCAGAATGCGTGGCTGCCGTGGCTGTGGCCTAATGTGTTCTGGGACGATCCGAGGTCAGAGAGTCCGCGCTGGACGGATAGCCAGATTGAGTTGAAGCGGACGCAGTATTGGGCGGAAGCCAACATCTCGGCGGTCGGCATCAAGACCGGCTTCATCGGCAAGTATTTCGACATGATCATTGGCGACGACGTGGCGGCGCTGGAAGCCTCCCAGAATCCGCCGCTGATGGATCGGGTGCGCAAGTGGCGGAGTTCCGCCAAGACGCGGTTCTACGACAAGCGGCGCCGGATGTTCATCGGAGTGGGCACCCACTGGGGCAGCAACGACGTGTACGTGGACTGGAAGAAAGACCCCGACGTGGACATCCTGATCGAGTCGGTCAGCAGCATAGATGAGACGACGCACCAGGAGGTGCCGCTATGGCCGGAGAAATTCCCTCTCGACATCATCGATAATTTAAGGAAGGGGATGGACCCGATCGAATGGGCGCTCTGGTACATGAACAAGCCGGTGCCGGTCGGATACACGGCGCTGAACTGGAACGATCTCCGGGAGTATCATCTAAGTGCGGACGGCAAGGAGCTTTACTTTGAAGACTCCCGAATGGACGAGCGGATCACGCAACGCTACGACCGAATATCCCGGAATCTCGGGTTTGTCATTGGAAGCTCAAAATACGATCCTGCCAACGCCAAGCCCCGAACCCGCGCGCCTCGCGGCATGGATCAGGACTTCTACGAGCACATGCGCACTAAATATCCCGAAAAAGTGAAGGATGCAGACACTCCAAATCAATAAGCTCTACAAGGTCGCCATGCTCGACCCTGCCGGAGGTCCGGTATCGGGAACCAAGCAGTCGGGCCGCTCACGCGCCTCGATCACGGTGGTGGGCGAGGATGACCTTGAGCGAGTAGTGATATTGGAGGCGTGGGCGAAGCGCATCGCACCGGACCAACTCATCGACCGGACTTTCGAGATGCAGGAGCGGTGGAGGCCAGCGGTGTTCGGAATCGACGCGAGCGGCCCGCAATTGGTGTTCTATCAAATGCTGCTCAAGGAAGCGCGCGAACGCGGCATCAAGTGGAGTCCTCGCCCGATCGCTATGAAGATGGAAAAGACCGACTCCATCGAGAAGGCGATTCAGCCGGTAGCCGCTGCCGGACGGCTCATCCGTCCCCCCGAAAAGGAGTGCTACCCGTTGGCCGACGAGTGGCGCAACTTCCCCGATGGAATCTACCGCGATAACCTCGACACGCTGGCGTGGTGCATCCGGCTGCTTCCGTCTGTACTGCCGGCGCATCTCAGAATGATGAGCGAGAACCAGTTGAGGCACTATCTCGAACGGACGGGACTGCCGCAGGACATGATCGAGAATCAACTTGCCCAACGTGCCAGTTTCGCGGATAAGTGAGGCATGGTCAGAAAATACTCATGTATTAATCATGCCGACTGCGAGTTCATCGATGTCGAACTCGAATACACCGAGACTAAGGAACCATCTGTTCGCACGAGTATCGATGGAAAGCCACATTTGCTCTTTCGGTCTGAGGACCGACAGAGAGTCCTAGCTCAGTTAAAGGAACATGGGGCGTCACGAAAACGATATGACTTTAGCGATGCCTGATGGAAAATCTCGGACAAGCAGCGGCCATCATCGCCAACCGAGTTCGTGACCCGAACTTCAACGGCACGACCGAACAGCAGACCATCGCGCTCATCTCCTATAGCCAGCAAGTCGTCAACGGCATCCTCGGCGACCTCGTCACCTCGCAAGCTCTGACTATTCAGCCGCGCACCCTCATCTATTCGATGAGCGGCTTCGTACCAGGATCCATCGACGTGCTCGCGGTGCAGGACGCCAGCGGTCGCGATCTCGACCCGCTCGGCCTTCAAGACCTCCAGTGGCTCGACATGCGCTGGCCGGTGGCGGTGGCCGACTCTCCGCGAGGATATACACAGGTGGGCGGCGACCTTCTCATTATATATCCGGCGGTGAAAACGCCGCAGATTCTGACCGTAAAGTTCAGCCAGTTCATCGCGCCGGTCACGGGGCCAGCGGACTCGACTTCGCTACCGCCTGAAGATGACAGCGCGATCAACGACTTGGCTGAGACTCTTATCTTGCTCAAGAATCGCGACCTGCTCGCGGTCAAGGCGGCGATGGAACGGTTCGCGGGGCGCATCAAGCAGCTTCAGACGGAGAAACGATGAAGGCACTGCGGAAAGCACACGATGGTTCGCCGCGTAGCGGTCTCCGATTCAGAGACGATTATGGGCGCGGTATTTTCACACATCCTCATCTAACAATCTGGTTCACGTCCTTAAAACGTCGAAAGAGTGTAGTCCGTGGCGACCGCCGCTGAAGTCCAGAATCTCTGTGTCCTGCTTTCCAACGGGCAGATGGACCAGACGCTATTCAACGGCTTCTATGCCTCGACTATGACGCGCCGCGAAATCGCCCGCTTCCACACCACCGCGACCCCCATCACGCTGACGGCAAACCAGACGACGGTAAATCTGCCCGACGATCTGCTCAACCTCCTGACCCTTATATATGACGACACTGTGCTGTCGGACCTCGAGCTCCGCGAGTTGGAATCGCTCAATCCGGGCTGGCGCAACACCGTAGGCTCACCCATCGCATTTACGCGGCAGGCCGAGACCGTCAAGAGCGTCGAGGTGTGGCCCGCGCCCTTTGAGACTTCGCCGCCGATTATTCCGGTGCATGGACTGCCGACCGGCGAGGATTACGCACCCGGCAACGGCATCGCGATATATGAGGAGCAGCGCGCCGACTTGCTCGACTATCTGGTGCTGCCGGTAGCCCTGCTGGTCCTGTGGCGCGAATACGTTCGGGAGTCTCCACATACCGATGTGGCGTGCGCGATGCTCTGCTTTCAACTCGCGGGAATGCTATTGGAGATGTTGTCGTGATCCTAACGCCCTTCAGCCCGTGGCGCGACAACGCCGACCTCCACAACCAGCTCAACCGCTTCGTCGAGAACGCCGACAAGGCCATCTCCGACAATTCAAACGCCATCGCGGCCATCAAGCCGACCGTCTCAACTCCCGCTCCAGTAGTGCAGGGCGGCGGTGTCGGCGTCGATTCAGGCAGCAGCAGCGTGGTGGGCGGCAACGGCATTTCGGTCACGCCTTCAGGCTCCGGCTCGATGGTTGTCAACACGGGCGTTCTCTCGCTCATCGCAGGAAGCGGCATTGCGATAGATGTGAGCACCGGAAACATTACTGTCTCGTCCGTCGGGGGTGGCGGCGGTGGCGGAGACGAACTAGCGGTTGTTATATTGCCGTTTTCTGCTTCGCCATATACGGCGAGTTTTCCCGTTGATTTGACGATCGTGGTATTACCATTCAGCGATTCTCCGTACACGGCGAGTTTTTAGATGGCGACTCTCTATCTTGTCTCGACCGATCCCGCCGCCGATTTCATCTTCAACCTACCAGTCGCGACTGGTAGCGGAAATGTTGGAGTAATCAAGAAGGTGGACGCCAACGCACATAGCGTGGTCATCACGCCGAATGGGACCGACACCATCGACGGAGTGAACGCGACGGTATCTATCGCGGCGCAATGGTCTTACGTCAAGATATGTGATGCGCAGGCGGGAGCATGGCAGAAAATTTCCTAATTAGACAGCTATTACTGATCATATGTGGGCTGGCGATTTTGTCGGGCGTCTCCTATGCCTTCACCTGTCCGAGCGGCGGGTTTTTGACTCAGGACAACCCGCAAGCATGCTCGACGCCAGCCGGAGGTGGCGGTCCAACGGGACCCACGGGACCCACGGGTGTCACCGGAGCTACGGGCCCGACGGGTCCTCAAGGAACCATCGGTCCGACTGGTGTACCGGGCACAGTCGGCGCGACAGGTCCAACTGGTCCAACCGGCCCGATTGGAGCTACGGGTCCGGCGGGAGCTACTGGCGTCACAGGGGCTACGGGAGCGACCGGACCTACTGGCGCAACTGGTACGATAGGTCCCACCGGCATTCCGGGAGCCACTGGTCCCACCGGTCCAACGGGACCACCAGGACCGAACTGCACGACGCTGACCACTACGACACCGACGCTTACGCCGGTTAACACGACTCAGCCAGTCAAGGAATGCTTCACCGAAACGCTGTCCGGCAACACGACGCTAACCGGCTTCGCGTCAGGCGCGGCTCCGGTGCATATGTGGGTCGGTCAGATGATCATCACGCAACCGTCCGGCGCGCACAACTATACCTTCGCGTTCTCCGCCGGATCGGGAGTGAGGATTGTTTATCCGAACGCGGGTGGCTGCAATGCGCTGCCGACCATGCCGACCGGCACGGGACATTCGCTACTGCTTGATGTGATCTACAACGCTAACCCATCAACACCCGAACTGGACGTTATTAGCTGTCCGACCAGCGGGTCATAAGGAGTCCCTATGAAACTCATCACCCCAATTCTCGCAGCGCTGATGCTGTTCGCGGTGCAGGCGCGCGCGCAGCAGCAGTTTACTTCGACCGCGCCCGGTGCGCCCTCTCGTACATCCAGCTGGCTCGCATTTCCGGGCGGAACGGCTATCGTGTTCAGCCGCGCGACGGCAGAGACGACCAACCCGACCGGCGTTGCCGGAACACTCTCGAACTTCCAGTGCAGTACCCAAGGCGCACTACTCGGCTATTTCGATTACCACGTTGAAAAAAATGGTACTTGGGATCCGGGATTTCCATCTTGCACTATCGGGCCTGGCGGCAACTCGTGCGTGAATAATCTCGACCCGCTGCATATCGTCGCGACCGACAAGTTGGACCTCTGGTTACAGCCGGGCGGCTTAGGCGGCGGCGATGCGCTGACCTGCACGGCAACTTTCACGGCGGACTAAGTGCTAAAACGTCTCCTCATAGCTCTCGCGTTTGTTCTCGCGCTGTGCGCGCCGGCGTCGGCGACCGTCATCATTCTCAGCGCCACGGGCACTACCTCGTGGACCGTTCCTAGCGATTGGAACAACGCGAACAACAGTATCCAGGTTATTGGCGGAGGTGCAAATGGTGGAACCGGCGGGACGACCAACGGTGGCGTGGGTGGGGGTGGTGGGGCTTACAGTAAGAGTTCTAATGTGACTCTTAGCGGTACGATTAGTTACCAGGTGGGAGGGATCGGCGGAGACACATGGTTTAATGGAGCAGCCGTAATCGGTAGCTCAGTAGGCGCGAAAGGAGCAGCAGGCCAGACTGGGGGGCAAGCATCATCTGGCGTAGGCGGAACAAAATATAGTGGCGGCAACGGAGGAAATGCTAGTATAAGCGTAGGCGCTGGAGGGGGTGGTGCTGCAGGTTTACACGGCATCGGCGGAGATGGCTTAGCAGGTTCCTCCCCGACAGGAGGCACGGGGGGCACTGGCGATGCCGGTAATGGTGGCGCAGGTGGCACGTCCAGCACTTTCGGAACAGCGGGGGGCAACGGTACGGAGTGGACGACGGCTGGCTCTGGCGGCGGTGGATCAGGGGCAATTATTGGTCACGCCGGTGGAAACGGTGGAAATTATGGTGGTGGTGGTGGTGGTGGTCCGATGACTATTGGTGGTGCGGCAGGCATACAAGGCGTCATCATCATCACCTATACGCCTGCGAGTGGACCGACCGCCACGGCCACCGCTACCGCCACGAGCACCGCGACAGCTACAGCAACCGCGACAGCAACAAGCACATTGACTCCAACAGCGACACCTACTGCAACGCCCGCAGCAGGATGGTTCTGGTGAGCCGAGCAATCGTTATACTCGCCGTCCTCGCCATAATCGGCGCGTGGGTTATTGGAGGGAGACCCGCTGACTACGAAAGCCCGCGCTGCGGCAAGTATATTTGGAACATGCCTCCCGAATGGGCTTATTTGGGTCGCATCGCGGCATCGTCGATCATAGGCAACAATACGCCATCCGATTTTCAGAAGGTGGTCAAAGCATCGACGGTCGATAACTGCGTGGCAGCGACTGATGCATTAACTTGTACGACCAATCAGACGTTTTCGATTGTGGATTGCGGAGCGAGCACGACCTGCGCTTCGCCGACGGTAATATGCTCGGTGCAGGTAACAGCAGCAGGGACGGCATTTCTAGTAGCGAGTCCCGCTAGCCCTACTATTGCTGCGGGCGATTACATCGCGGCGGAGAGCACCGCTGGTTCGTGCACAACTCTTTCAACAGCGGGAATTACTGCGCAAATCCATTCAAACTGATCATGGAATCATGAAATCATGAAACTTGTGATTGTAGCGCTGGTGTTTTCGTTCATCGCATTCGCCTACTTCAAAAGCTCGTATCCCGACTGGCACGAGCAGGCCGACGCGAGCGGTCAGTACGTGTGGCAGAAACACCTGCCGGAGTATAAACGGTAGGTATGCCGACCAAGCGCATTTCATTTTCCAACTTCAATCGCCGCCTCACGCTTTCCGGTGGCCGCGAGCAGACCGGCGAGGCCGCGCTGCGCCGCGCTTCCGGTGTCGCTCCTGAAGCCACCACATCCGTTCTCTCGCGCTGGGGCTCGACTCATCTTTACGACATTCCCGCGATCCAGCTCTACTACTGGAACGGCGCGCGCTACGCCTACGACGGCGCGGTCCTCTATCGCAACGGTGTCTCGATCAAGGCGGGTTTCAATGGCGGCAGGCTGAGTTTCAACTCGGGGCCTCCACAGCCGGGGCTGCCCGACTATCTCTTCATCCTCGGTGGCGGCGCCACGCCGTTCAAGATTGCGCCCGATGGGGTATCAATCAGCAACTGGGGCATCGTCGAGCCGCCCAACGCGATGCAGGCCAACAACAACGCGCCCGACCAGATCGTCATCGATTCTTTTCAGGGCAGCGTTGGCAATTGGACACCAGATCCTAACGCGGCGACCGCCGACGACAATTCCGAGTTCATCACCGGCACTGGCGCGCTGCGCATCAATCCGAGCGACGGCCCGTGGCACATCATCAACACCACCATCTCGCCGCTCAATCTCGGCAGCTATCCCAATGGCGACATCTCGCTGCAAACCGACGTAATTCAGTTCTGGCTGTTCTTCAAAGGCGCCTTTAACTCGACGTGGCTGCAACTCGATTTCGACGTAGACGACCAGACCTTCAAGCACGATTACTACACCTATGCGATAGGGCTGTTATCGGCCAACGCGAGCAACCCTAATGCCTTCGTCCATCACGCCGTCAACGAGACCATCGACTTCCAACAGACACAGTGGCAACTGGTCTCGATTCCGAAGAGCGCGTTTTTGCGCCGGGGCCTCAAACTTCAGTTCGATTGGAGCAACGTCAAGGGCGTCCGCTTTTCCGGCGGCAACTTCACGTCATCAATGAATCTCGACAACCTGGTGCTGACCGGCGGATGCGCGATGGGCGCTGGCCCCACGGTCGGGCAGGGCGGCGTCGAGTACGACTACTACGTGGTTAATCGCAACCTGACCACCGGCAGTCAGAGCAACCCGAACTCAGCCCCGATTCGAGTGTTCAACGTGCAGGTCAATACGGTGGCGCTGTCGCAGATACCCTTCTCGACCGATCCGCAAGTGACGGCGCGCGACCTCTACCGCACGCAGGCGCTGATTCTGCCCGGTGGTGGCATCCCCTTCTATCTCGATACCATCTACGACAACACGACCACCACTTATACCGACAACACCGCCGACACATCGTTCAGGGAGGCGACGACTCCTTGGCAAATGAGCGTTGCGGTCCCCCCGAATGCCGTGCCCTACTATATCGACGCTGGCAACGGCTACTATTTCAAGCTCAAGACTGCTGGCATGACCGGCGCGTTGCCTCCGACGTGGAAGGTGCCGACCTCAAGTTGGGGACCGAACGATTCGTTCGGACTCAATGAGACGCTCGCTCCGATGAAAGGGGCGGGCCGCTTCTTCGAATGCACCACCAAAGGCATCAGCGGCCTCGTACAGCCGAACTGGGTGGCGGTCGCACCTCTCGGGACCGTCACTGATGGCACGGTAGTCTGGACCGACATCGGCACGATGGACGTGACCGACAACACGGCGGTCTGGACTTTCCAAGGCATCAACTCGACGCCAGTCCTCGGCAACGACGAACTGCTCCTCGACAACGACTACCCCAAAGACACCTACGGTTGGGCATGGGGACCGGAAGCAGGCTCGATGTTTTGGACTGCCGACTCCGCGATGGGGCAGGAGGGCTACGTCTACGCATCGCCACCTGGACGCCCTGAGAGCGTGGGGCAGACATACTTGGTGAGCGGCCAGAACGATCCGATGCAGGCGATAGTCGCATGGGACGGTCTGATGTGGGCATTCAGCAACGCTCGAGCGTTCCGTTCGCGCGGCTCCTACCCCGCCTTCGCGTTCACCGCCGTCAACGATGCGCTCGGCACCCGCACGCCCTTCACTGTCGTCCCGATTCAGATGCAAGGCATCGTGTATTGGGCACCAGACGGAATCAGAATGCTCAACTTCGCGGGGTCGCAGCTGATCGGATTCTCCGAACTCGCGCCCATCTTGCGCGGACAGCCCGAGGAGAATCTACCGGCGTGGAACGAAGAGAACGGCCCAGTGTGGGCCGAACAAGCACGAAACGAGATTGTTTTTTCCGATGGGTCTGCGCTGACTTTAGCGATCACCTACGACGGGTTGCCCCAGGGCGGGATAAGCTGGAGGCTACCTGGCCCTGTCCTGACTGCCCTTTACTACGAGCACCAGACCGGCGAGTTGCAGGCTAGCTTCGGCGGCAAGATTTACCTCTTTGAAGACCCGACCGTGTTGAGCGATGGCGGTGCTGCGATTCCCTTCGAGGTGCAAAGTCCCGGCGACTTTCCCGACGTGGGCGCGGAGTTCACCACGCAACGTCTTTACCTGACGCTGAACTGTGCGGCTAATGGAGCGGCGCAAATTCTCACCCCGACTTTAATTATCGATGGCACCGAGTACACTTTGCCTCAGATTACGAATACGAAGCGGAGCACCATCGAATTGAGTCCGAAGATCCCCGGCAGGTTTTTCGATGGCATCCGCCTGACTGGCGCGCTGACGGGACGAGTCGAGATTTTCAGCATCGCAGCAGACGTAGCGATAGGGAGCCAGCAATGATTTCAGACGAGCGAATAGCACTGCTCATCATGTATGCCGACACCCTCGCGACTGCGAACAAGATTGGTGTGGGGCTTGGCTCTGTGAACTATATTCCCATGATTGCTGATCCCGCCGAGGTCGCGGATGCGCTGCGCGAGATTCAGGCGCACCGTGCGCCGAAAGAAGAGAAGCCGACAATCAACTGATGCGCGCCTACGATTCAAAGCAACACGAATTTCTTCTGGTCTCGTGGTACACCACGCTACGCGCCGATCCCGACGAACTCAACAAGCTCCTCTTCCCGAATCTCCACAATCTGACGGCGCTGCTCAACTGGGCTGCGCATCAAGTCAAATTCTTTTTCGATATGGATGCGGCTGGCCTCACTTGTGCCGCGTGGCTCGCTCCGGTGTTGTCGGGCGCGGAGGCGGGCGCGTGGCTGCGCAAGGACCAGCGCAAGAGTTACAGCTCAGCCATCTTTATGAACCGCTTCTACAAGGTCGCGCTCGAAGCCTTCCCTGTAATCATCGGCATAACTTGCCAGCCCGAGTTGGAGAAAGTTCACCTGATGCTCGGCTATGAGAAGGTCGGAGAGGTACCCTACCTTTACGGGGGACGCCTCGCAGTGATATACGCAATGACGAAGGAGACTCGAAATGGGCGGCGCCGGTACTTCCAAGAGAACAAGCAGCACAAGCAATCCTTACGCAGCCGGACTAGCGGCGATCGGCCACCAGATGTACGGGATGGCGAAGCCGACGATGGAGGCGCTGGCATCCCAGACGCAGGAGGGTTTGCAGACGGGGGGAGTGAACGCGCAGATACCAGCCACCAACGCCGCCGTCGCAAGCGCACGCGAAGCGTACAGCGCCCATCGCCAAGACCTCAAGAATCAGTTGGCGTCATCGGGTCTGAGCGGTAGCTCGTTCGAGCAGGAAATCCTCGGCTCCGACCAAGCCAGCGGCAGTCAGCACATTGCCGCACTCCCGACCGATATCACACAGAACTTTCTCAAAACCGGGATACCCACAGTCTCCGGCATCGGCAGCGGCGGCGTGAACGCGATCGCTACCGCAGGCGCGCAAACTCCGACCACCCAATCGACCTCGACGCCAAGTTTTCTCGATTTTCTACAGCAAGGATTGCTCACCGCGAATACGATGGGTACGCCGATGGGTGGCAAGGGCGGAGGCGGCGGCGCATCTGGTGCTAGTGCTGCGGGCTCACTAGGCTCAGGCAGCAGCGGAGGAGCGGCGGCAGGTTCGGATGCGGCGGGCGCGGGCGCAGCAGGAGCAGGAGCAGGAGGGGCTAGCGATTTGGGCTTGCTGGCATTGGCATAATGGGCGCGCTTCTAGGGTTTGCGCTCGGCACTGGACTCGGCATCGCGGGTAACACCGCGAAGCAGAAGCAGGCCAAGGAACAGCAGCACGACGAAATGATGCTGCAAACCTACCAGCAGCACCCCGACCTTGCGACGACGGACTCAGCGCAGCAATTCCTCAAGAAGAAATACGGTGCGGACACTGCTGAGATGTTCGGAATGCTTGGCAAGCACTATTCGCAACTTAATCAACAGTTCGGTGCCGATCTGCAAAGCGGCGGTGGGACTTCCTCCCCTGCCGCCGCTTCCCCTAGCGGAACGGCCGCGCCGGCCTCGCAGGGCGATCCGATGCAGCAGCATATGGATCAGGTGAGCAGCGAGATTCAGCGTATGCAGGGGTTGCAGACGAAGTATCAGAACGATCCGAGCAAGTTGGCGATTATCAAACAGAAGCTAGAATTTCTAACCAAGCAGTCGGAGCAGTTCAGCCAACAGCAGCAGCAGTCGCAGCAGAAGTCAGAGGACCGCGCGCAACGCGACGAGTTTCATCAGGACAGCGAAAGCGACAAGGCCGCCTCTCGCGAGCAGGCCAAGGCTCTAACCGAAGCTACGCAAGCGCAGGCGAAAGCCAACGCGGACTTTCAACATCAGTTCGAGACACAGGGTCAGCAACTTAAAAAGATGACCGATGACGAAACCCGTCAAACCCATATCGCGACGATGGCGAAAGGCATAGATGGCGAGCGCGATAAGCTGCTTCAGGATTTCGCGAAACTACCTGACGCTGCAAAGCCAGCAGCCGAAGCTCGCGTCAAAGGTTACAATTCCAGCGCAGCCATGTTCTACCAGAAACACGCTTCCGCTGGTGCGCCGACGCTCCTCAAGTTCACCGCAGGAACGCCGGGTTCGGGGTTGCGCGGGTATCCCACCGGCCAAGGTGCAGTCGCGCCGACTATCGAGGCGGTGCCGCCGTCCTACGTGTCGTATAAGGGTCAGGCGGGATGGATGGACGGCGACAACAACTTCTACCCCGAATCGGACGCACCGACCGACACAACCAGCAAATAATGGACAGGGCAGTCGTCAAGGTCGATCCGGCAGACGTAACGCCTTTGCGGTCTGTGACGAAGGTCGATCCGAAGGATGTGACGCCGTTAAATTCCGCCAAATCGGCTGGCACGGTGGCTGACCCTCTCGCCGTTCCGGGCGGTGCTCGCGAGCCACTCGGCAGCAAAATCAAGCGCTTCGGGCGCGCAGCCTCTCAATACGATCCCTCGAATCCTGCGAATGTCGGGCGCGTTGCCCCGCTCGCGGTAGGCGTCGGGTTGCCAATCGCGGCAGGCATCGCCACCGATGGTGCGTCCATCCCGATTCAGGCGGCTGTACAAGGTCTTGCGGGAGCGGCGTCTCCCTATGCGGAAGCAGCGACGAGCAAATTGCTCGGTGGCAATCCGGCGATGCCTTCATGGCGGGACGCGGCGAAATCGGGATTGATTAACGCTGCTTTCACGGCAGGCGGTGCGTTAATAGCCGACGCGAAAGGTGGGGCTAGTGAAGTCACGCCCGAAATGGAGCGTACCACGCCCACCATCAAAAATCTGAATCAAGCAGCACGCAACCGCGATACCTGGAAAGCTCTTGGCCTTTCTGATGAGCAGGCCGACATGGCGGTTAAAGCGCCCGATGCCGAACAATTTTTAGCGCAATCCGTCGAGCAAGCCGACCTGACCAAAAACACTTATAGCCGCGTCATCAACAGCACCAAACGGGACTTCGAGAATCGCTATACCGATGCCTACACGGTTACAACGCCTCACGGCGAAAGCAAAAATCTGTTAGATGCGCCGACCGATCTTGCTCCGGTCTCGCAGACAATGCAGAAGGTGTTGGAGCAGAATCAGGGCAAGCTCTCGCCCGGTCTCGAATCATGGATCAAGGAGCAGTCGGACGCCATTAGCGGCGGGAAGCTCGATCCGTTAGTCGGCAAGATGTCGTCAGAAGACATAGCCAGCCTGACACCAGCAGAACGGGCGCAAGCAGAGAAGTTTTTCAGCAAATTAAAGTCACCGGATTCTGTTGCCAAGAAGGCTTCCTATCGTGAAGGTGAAGCGCCTGCGTCCGCAGCGCCGGAGCAGCCGCCCAGCGCGACAGTCCAGCACATTCGTGACTTGCGAACGAAGCTGGCCCGCAAAATACCGGCACAGGCGAACGACTTTGACCAACGCGCCGCCGCTCAAATCAAGCAGTCACTGGATAATCTTCACGATCAAACGCTGCTTGCCAACGACGCCAGTTACGAAAACCTCGGACGAATCGCGGGTGTCGATAAAGACTGGGGCGTGATGAAAGAAACAGAGCGCCTGTTCGACCCCGCACAGAAGGAAAAGCTCGCAGACGGCGTGAATGCCGCGCTCTGGGGCAAGATGGGAGCCAATCCCGACAACGCGGCCAATCTCATCCGTTACGCCAAAGCTGCGAATGAATTGAATCCCGATCTGATGCCTAAGTTGCGCGAATCGTTTCTGAATATGGCGGCTCAAGAGGCACGCACCGGCAACACGCCAATAAATGAGATGCGGGCGCTCCAGACGCTACAGGCGAAGTGGGGAGACAAGGGCGGAACGCAGGTCGTGCTCAATGAGATGTTTGGTAAGGACTCTCCGCTTTCATCGCCGACCACGCTGGCAAAAGTCCTTGGCGCCCCGCCGATAGACCCACAGAAACTCGGATACGTTCAGAGCATGACGCAGCGCGCCGCCAGCTACCCTTACCTGCTCAGGATGGGCGTACTGTACGGTCTGGCTGGCGGCGGTATGATGGCGATCACGCGCGACCCCGAGAAAGCGGCCATCGCTATCGCGGGACTGGCGGGAATGCAATTGGGCGGAAAGCTGCTCGCGCGCATGGGCCGTGCGGGACAGGAAGCTTACGTGAACTTCCGTCTGAACCCGACCGAGAGCAACTTCAAAGACTTTATGAAAGTGTCGGGAGCGATGATTGGCGCGACCGCTGAGATGCCGTCATCCAATGAAGCCCGTTGAAAAAGTAACCGCCTGCGTCGTAGATTACGGTACTTTCCTCAGCCTCGCTGAAAAGCTGGCCGAAACAGTAAAGACCTGCTACTACCACTCGCCCTTTGAAGTGGAGTATCAGGACGTTCGGAGTTGCGTGCTAGGTGAGGGCCTCGACCGCGTGAAGCGCCTCGACGACCTGCTCGACCACATCGACGAAATCGACTTGTTCGTGTTTCCCGATATCGGCTTCGGTGCACTTCAGCGCCATCTCAAGAGCCTCGGTAAAGCCGTCTGGGGCCACGCGGGCGCGGACGAACTCGAACTCTACCGCGACCTATTTCTCGACACGCTGAAGGAAGTCGGATTGCCGACCGTCCACTCGGAGAAGATTGTAGGCCTCACGAAGCTCGCGAACTATCTCAAGAAGAACGACAACAAGTGGATCAAGGTAGATCGCTTTCGCGGCAACATGGAGACGTGGAAGCACGAGAAGTCGTGGGGGCCGACTGAGCGCACGCTCGATAGCCTCGCGGTGGTATTCGGCGGCGCGAAAGAGCACGTCACCTTTATCGTACAGGATGACATCAAATCCGACTTCGAAGTCGGGTACGACGGATGGTCTATCGACGGCAAGTTTCCGCCGTCATCGTTTCAGGGCTACGAGAAAAAGAACGAACTCTACCTCGGCTCGGTGCTCTCGGCGGACGAACTCCCCGAAGAAATCACCGCCGTCAACGATGCGCTCGCGCCGATCCTCGCCAACTACGGCTACCGCAACTGGTGGGCAACCGAGATTCGCGTCAAAGACGGCATCCCCTATTTCATCGACCCGACGCCGCGAATGCCTGGACAGACCGGCGAGCATCAGCTCGAGAGCATCACCAACTTCGCGGACATCATCTGGCAGGGCGCGAACGGCATCATCGTCAAGCCGAAGTATGCGTGGAAGTTTGCGAGCGAGGCGACGCTGCATTACGACATGAACACGAAGGATTCGGCGATCAACGATGAATGGAAATCGCTGGAAATCCCCAAGGCGGCACTGCGCTGGCTGAAGATGTATCACTACTGCAAATTCGATGGACTCTATCATTTCGTCGCTGAGGGGACCGATGAAGTGGGCGTGGTCATCGGCGGCGGCGACTCAATTCAGGACGCCATCAAAGACCTCGCGAAGCATCTGGAGATGCTGAAGGGACTGCCAGTCCACGCCGATACCGTAGGCTTCGCCAGCCTGATAGAATCAGTGAAGGAAGCCGAGGAAGCTGGCATTCCGTTTGGGGGTAAAATCCCACAGCCGGAAATCGCCATCAGAGAGTTCAAAGAATGACGCACGCAACCTGGATCATCATGTTCGGCAACGAAGATCCCGACGACGCGCTCGGGATGTACTTGTGAGCTAAGCGCGAATAGTGTATCGCTTGCTCAAGAGGTGAATCATGCCGCGTGGCAGCAACAGCTCAATTGAACAGGAACGCATTCGCGCCGGAGAACGCTTCAATAGCTCGCGGGGCAACGGCAAGACCGACGCCGGGGCCAAGAACTATGAGAAGCCGGGTTTCGGTGGCGGGTCAATGCAGAAAAACCCCAAGAAAATGCCCGCGCCCAAGTTCTAAGGAGCTACCGTGGCCGCCGGAGTTGACGTAGTTACAAATGACAACATGTGGGTCATTACTTTCAATGGCTCAACGGCGACGCACACCCTTCCCTTCAAGCTCTGGCCCGCCGCGACCGAACTGAATCAGAACCAGCCCTTCATACCGAGTCGAATGGTTTGGAGCGTCAGCGTTGACGGTGTGGCTGGCGACACCGTGATTCTGCAATCGTTTCAGAGCCACGATTGGGTGAAGTTCATCGCGACCGGGGCGGACTTCGAGCCGCCGCAGGAATGGAAACGAGGCGGGAAAGAGCCCGGACCCATCGGCTGCAAGATAACTCAATTCGATAGAGGGGAGCTCATTGTATATCTCTAGCGGTCAATCGTGAGTGAAATTAGATGCACATTGACCTTGGAGTTGGACGGAGTGGCGTTGCCGGATTTCCCGATGGTCCGCCGCTTCGTCGTTGCGGAAGTCGCGCAGACCTCGCAAGCATTTGTTCCCGATAATAATTCCTCTTCGTTCCACGGCATCGCCGCCATCACATCGCCCAACGTCAACGTCGTCTATCTCGACAGCGACCAAGCCCTGAATCTCAACATCAACCAGCTCACCGCCCTCGCGCTACAGGCTGGCGGGTTTATTCTGCTGTTTGGAGTTTCGCTTCAGCAGGGAACGCCCTCGGATGATTTGACCGTCAACAATCCGGCCCTCACTGGTGGCGTCACCGCCACCGCAGACATCCTAACCACGGGTACTTAAGTGCGGACCATCGCGATCGGTGATGGGAAGAAGCTGAAGCTGACCGCTGACCAGCGTCTACGGCTCGGCAACTTTCTGCAATCGTCACATCGAGACGCTATCGACCAACGCTTCGGCGTCGAGAAGATGTGGGAAAGCTCGCTGCGCTCTTATCAGGGCCAATCGCCTTCCGACCCGCGCTGGAGGCCGTTCAAGGAAGCCCCGGTCATCGAAGTCACTATCGGCGCGATGTGCGTCGATGCGGTGGCAGCGCAGGCGAACGACCTCATCTTTCAATCGAAGCCTATCCTGCTCATTCGTCCGTGCGAGGAGACGTGGGAGCCTCACGCCGACGCGCTCCAATACCTCGTTGATCGCGAAGTTGAGAGCAAGGCGTGGAACTTCCGGCCTGCGGCGACCGAAGCGATTATCGACGTGACGAAGATGGGCAACTTCGTCCTCTATGTGCCGTTCACCAAAACGGTACGCAAAACCGACGTTCGCAAGGTCGAGAGTTTCAGCCCCAAGATTTACTGCCTGCCCTTGGAAGATTTCGTCATCCCGACCAACTCCACCAAGGACGTGCAGTCGTGCCAATTCGCGACGATGCTTCTGCATACGAGCAAGAAGCAGTTGAACCTGAAGGCGCGGCTGAATAACTGGACCGTCGATGATGCAGTTGGGGCGGAGACCAACAGCCCGCTTCAACAGACGCGGCTGCGCACAGCGGGCCTCGCGGGAACATCGGGCGAGAAATATGAGCGGGTCACTATCGCCGACACGTTCTGCTACTTCGACCTCGACGACGACGGCATCGAATCCGACCTCGAAGTCATCTGGAACGTCACCTCGGGCGGCATTTTGAAGGTGATGTATAACCGCTACGACAGCCGCCCCTTTGTACTCGAAGCCTACCAGGATCAGGCGCATACGTGGGTGGGGCTCGGCGTGATGGCGATGTCGGAGCAGTTCGAGCGGATGGCGACGGAGCTTTGGAACAACCACGTCTGGAACGCGATGATCGCCAACATGAAGATTTTCAAAGGCCCCTCGCAGGCGATGCAGGAGACTGAGGAAATCTATCCAGGTAAGTTTCTAGTCGAGGACAACGGCAAGATCGAAGCGATGGAGATGGGCGAGGTGAACTCGACCGCCATCAACGCCTTTACGATGCTGATGGCGATGGTACGCGAGCGGACCGGCACGCAGTTGCTCAACCAGCCCGTCCGCAATACCTCGCGCACGCCCGCGAACACGATGGCGATGATGTCGCAGCAGTCCAACCGCCGCTTCACACCGCAATTCGACAACATGCGGGAAGGGTTAGCGGAGGGCGCGCGACAGTGCCTCTATCGGCTACAGGAGCGCGTCAAAGACCCGAAGACCCGCAAAGAAGTGATGGACTACATCAACGAACTGATGGGCGAGGAACGTGGCGCGCTGGTACTCGAATTGTTCAAGCGAAAGCGACCTCTGATGGAAGCTATCGACGTTCAACTTGCCGCCGTCAGCGTGAGCACGAACAAAGACGCGGATCGCCAAAGTCTCACGCAACTCGCATCGCAGGTTTATCCGCTCTATTGGCAGGCTCTCCAGCAACTCGCGCCCATCATGGCGCATCCGCCGTTCCCCGGCGCGGACAAAGTGGCAAAGCAGGCTGGCGAAATGCTGAACAAGTTGATGCACAAAATTCTAAAAACCTACGATCAGCTTTCTGAAGTGGAGAAGCTGACTATCGACCTCGATGACATCACTCCGGTTATGGCGCAGTTGGGATTAGAACAGATTCCGGGACAGATGAATGGCATGATCAACGCGATGGGACAGAACGGGGGAGGCCCGCCGCAACAATGAACATTTTAGAGCGTTCCGAGGGTGCAGTGATACGGGAAGGCGCTCAAGTTACATCTACGCCTAACGCTGATTATTTCTATTTTCGTAAAGACCACGACATCGTATGTGTGCGATTACCCAAATGCCCGCCAGAACCACGCTATACGCCGATCGAAGTAGCGGACTGCTCTATCGACAAATGGCCCGACAATGAAGGCTGACAAACTAATTCGCGCGTGCCAAGGTGACACAGCTATATTGACCTCAACGCTCGGCTGGATCGAAGAAGAAGAGGACAAGACCATTCGCCGCATGGTGATGGTCGAGAATCACGTCGAAATATATCGTTTACAGGGGGAGGCACGCGCACTACGGAAACTGCGCGACAGTCTCGTTAAACTAACAAAGGTGAAGGATGACAAATCGGGAAAAATCAAAGACTGACGTTACTTTCCGTGTTGCTTGCGAGCGTGCGGGTGTGTTCCCGAGCCGCAATCAGTACATCAAGTTTAAGCACGGGCGAGGGATTGCCTTCAAAGAAGCTAAGGCGCGGCTTGACTATGTGGAGGCAAATAGTGTAGCGGTATCCGTTAAGTAAAAGTTCTAAGGGATTGCGCGAGGCGCCCATTGGTTAAATCCAGTGGGCGTTTTATTTTTTATGCCAGACGAGACCCCCGAACAGAAAGCAGCACGCGAAGCACAAGTAGCCGCCGATAAGGCGACAATCGACCGTATCACCGCTGGCGTAACAGCCGGTGTGAATGCGGCCATCCCCAAGATTACCGAATCCATCAGTGCGCGTGAGGCTGAATCGAAGCCCGCTCCACGCACTGAGCCCGCCACTATCGTTCGCCCGACCGAAGAGGAGTTGGCGGAGGCGGTTATCAGTGGGAACAAGGCTGAGTATGCGCGGTTGCTGAAACTACAGCGCGCCGCCGACCAGCAGGACAACGCTCGCGCCATCGGTACCCTCAGCACCGCAGGCAGCGCCGCTATCGGCTCCCTCGCGCGTCAGGCCGCCGACCGACTCCCGCACTACAAACGCTTCAAAGCCGAAATCGACAAGATGGTGGACGACTACTGCGCAAGCAGCGGTGCGGTTCCCGACTACGGCATGTACGAACGCGCCCACTCCATCGTGCGCGGCAATCACCTCGACGAACTCATCATCGAGACCGCCGAAGAGACTCTCCGCAAGGCTCGTGAGCCAGAAGAGCCGCTCATCCCTGAAGGACGGCGCGGTTCCGTCGAGACGGAGCATGAGCCTACTTCGCTGGCCGAAGCGCTGGCGGGCGATTGGAAGCGCGAGTTTCGCGTGAAACAGCGCGAGATCGGCGGACGCTCCGACGACGAAGAGTTGCGCAAGATGGGATATGGCGACGGCCTCAAGGGCTTTCTCGCCGACCGCAAGCGCGTCGAGGCTCTGGAAGACGAGACCAAGGGCACCTTCGGCCTCGACCGTGACTGGATCTGGACCGACAAATCTAAGGGCGACGGACATTGGGCCAACTGATGCCAAAGAAAGGCGAAACAATATCACCTGAGCTGCGCCAGAAGATGAAGGAAGGGCAGGCACGCGCCGCCCTCGCGCGCAAGCAGGCCGCCGACGCAACCGCGCTTCCGGCTGGCGCCCTACGCAACGAGCAGCGCGCCATCAACAAGGACGCTCTCGACGAACGTATCGAGACGCGCGAGCAAGAAGCCGGAATCGAGGCCATCGACCGCTCCAAGCTGAATCAGCGCGATAACGAGATCATGCGTCACGTCCGCCGCCGCGATAAATCAAGCGGCGTGCCCGTCACTGGCATGGAGCCGGGCAAGCGATACGCATGGCTCACTCTCGGTACTTCGTTCCCCGACCGCGCCCGTACCGCCATTCGCCAGATGAACGCCGACGCCAAGGATCGCGGCTACAAGCCCGTCGAGGGCAGGGACAATCCGGTCGGCAAGGAATTTATCGGCAACGACGGCATGGCAGGCACGACTGGCCGTGGCGTTGGCGATGTCTACCTCGCGGAGATTCGCGAAGAAGATTATCAGGACATCGAGGCCGAGAGCCGCGAGAAGGCCGAGCGGCAGGGGCAGGTCGAAGACCGCTCGGTGGTCTTTGCGCGGGACCGCTTAGGTCGCGCCGGACTTCCCAACACTATGCACAATCTCGTTGACCCCAACGATAATTTCGTAAATCAACGCGGGCGGAGTCTCGGCGTAGACCGCAACCCCGTCACGATGACATCTCAATTTACCGAGGGCGACGTTCGCCGAGGTTCGATTCATGGACCCGGCGGACAGGTTATGAAGCCCGGCTTTGAAAGGAGAATCTAAACGTGGCCGCAGTAATCAAGCCCATCGCCCCCGACATCGGCCTTGCCAACTGGCAGAACGCGCCCTTCCACGGCATCGAAGCAGCCGGCCAGACTTGGAAGGTGGGCGCTCCGCTAGTCAACTCTAGCGGCTCGCTTGCTGAGGCAACTACAGGCACCACAGGGTATGCGGGCCTCATCATCGGCTTCGCGCTAGGCCCGGCCACTGGCGTTACTGGCGCAGATGCCACGTTCACTCCCGCCCTACAGGGTTTGACCTTCGCGGGCACCGTGGACGGCACCTTGGTTGCGACTAACGCACCGGGCACAGGCGCTGTCGCTCAGAGCGGCGTGTGGGGCGGCATCGGACTGCAAAAAGATGCAGCGTCGGGTCTGTGGTTCCTCTGCACCACAGGCACCGCGAGTTTTATTGTGGCTGAGCTAATCGACCCCGCATCGACCGTCAATGGCCGAGTGCGCGTCCAGATTCTGCGAGCGCAAACGCTGCTCATCTAAGGAGAATAGTCGATGCCTGCGGTAACTTCTGCGTTCGCTGATCTACTCAGCACCAAGTTTCAAACATTCCTCGTCAATACAGGCAAGGAATATCGGCGGCTGTGGCCGGAATGGTTCACCGCCGTTGACATGACCACCAACCCGTACATCTCCGAGAAGATTTCGGGAATGGGCATTCAGCAAGTCAAGCCGGAAGGCCAGCAGTTCCAGCCCGACCTGCCGATCATCGGATCGAGCTTTCAGGTCACGGCGACTCCCTACGGCCAGCTTTTCTCGGTCACATGGGAAATGTGGCGCGACGACAAGTACGGCGTGATGGGCGAGATGTGGGGCGACATGGCGCGCTCCAACCGGCTCCGTCAGGAAGTCCAGATGTTCGCGACCTTCCCGAACAACGCCTTCTCAGTAAACAGCGGATATGACGGCGTGCCGGTTATCACCAACGCGGCAGCGCCGCATCCGAACCTGGATGGCGCCACGCAGGTCAATCGCCCGACCCCTGACATCGCGCTCTCGCAGACCGGCATTCAGGCGATGCAGATGAACTTCGACAACCTGAACGACGACCGCAGCCGTCCGCAAGACGTGGCCGCGACTCGCGTGATGATCAATCCGGCCAACCGCTACCTCGCCCGCGAACTGTTCGGCAGCAGCGGCAAGACTCAGACCGGCGACAACGACCTCAACGCGCTGCTCAACGACGGATTGGAGTGGGGCGTCGTGCGCTACATGACCCGCACTCAGGACTGGGTAGGCATGGCCTCCAAGGACCAGAGCGACGTGGAGTTCATGTGGCGCGACCGTCCGCGCAGCCGTTCCTTCGATGATCCATTCATCGAGGCAGCGGACAACACTGTCTATCAGCGATTCGCAACCCGCATTGGCGACTGGAAATTCTGCTACGGGTCAACGCTTGGCTTCTAACTTCTAGTCACCGAGACGAGGAATAAAATGCCTGACATCATCACCCCCTATAGCATTTGCCCGAAGTGCAGCGTTGGCCGCTTGAGCCCGGAGCCGCAGCATCGCCCGAAGGATGCGCACCTCGTTCATCCCGGCATGGCGATGCTTCATTGCTACAACTTCAACCTGCATCAAATCGGTTGCGGATACGCGGTCGAGGCGACTGAGCCATCGATTCTCGCCGAGGTCGCAAAGGCTGAGGTGCTCAAGAAGCAGCGCCTTCATGCCGATGCGGTAGCCAAGGACTTGGAAGCGAAGGCGAAGGCAGCGTCAGCAACGGCTGAAGCGGCAAAACTGGCGCTTCACTCAGCGGAAGCCGGAGCTGGTTCGTTCCAGACTGCGGCGGAAGCGACGGCGGACAACAAAGCCGAGGCGGTTCGAGAAAGCCGCGCACCGAAGCCTGCCTCGCCGAGTGCTGATGCGCCCGTATTTCCAGCGGCGACAATATCCGATCCGAAGGACACAGCGGACAATTTCTAATGCGCAAGAATCTATCAAGGCTTCTGGCTCTCGCCGTCATCGCTGCGCTCATCGGCACTCTGACCGTCAAAGAGAACCCGATCCGGGTGATGCAGATGGTGGTGGCCGCCGCGGGGACGCCAACCGCGACCGCGACCCTTACGGCGACAGCCACTGCCGCTGCAACGCCACTTCCTACGCCAACAGGCGTTGCGCCGCTGTATTCGCGCATCACGGACTTCGGCTTCATTGGAGTTCCGCTGGGACAAAACGGCATCTATGGTGGCCGTATCATTCGCTTGGTCTCGACTCTCGCGATCCCGTTGGGATGCGTGGCTGCGGTCGATCCGAATATCGCCGACCAAGTGGTTGCGGCTAATCCGGCACTTACTACGCCCCTCGGGGTTGTGGTCGGAGCGGCGGGAGTAGCGTCGGGCGCCCCGTATGGAGGCATCGGTGTGGCTCCGATAGCGGGTCAGAAAGCAGTTATCCAAGTGAACGGTATCGCATCCGTGGCTTGCGGCGGGACTATCGCTGGTGGAAACGCGGTGATGGTGAGCGCCACCTATGCGTGCGCGGTCGATGCTTATTCGGCGGGAACTGTGGACGAGCAGGTAGGCATCGCGCTCAAAAGTTGCGTCGTCGGCGGTAGAACCGACATCCTGATAACCAAATGAAGAAGTCGCAACAGATGCCCTACGGGGTCCAGAAGACCGGCTACGGCGGGTCCGACACGAAGAACAAGCCGGAGTCGGCAGGCAAGGGCGGGAAGGCAGGTGGGCAGTGACAAAGAAGGCAAAAGCCGCCGCGAAGCAGTCCAAGAAGGACCGGATGACGGCCAAGAAGAAGGGCATCAACACCAGCGTAGGGAAGGCGCTTAGTTAGTGCCGAAATGTCCATCTTGCTTCAAGGATTTAATACGCGACCCGAGAACGGGACGCTTGAAAGAGTCTTCCCCTGAAACAAAGTCGGGGCAACCGGTGGGTCCGGCACAACCAAAGTCAATGATGAAACGGGCGGCAGATTACGTGACCGATCCATATCACGGTACGCAGGGTAAGGGTAAGGAATGGGCTCGCGATATTCAAAAGGAAAAAGAGTCCAAGACGTACCCAATCGGGCCGCAAAGCAAGGCCGTTAAACCGAATCGCGTGAGCAAGGCTCTCAGCTAATGAAGAAACGGAAAGGCTTCGGGTTACAGCAGGCTTTCAAGACCAAGGGCGGCAGCGGAGCCGCCGGTGGCTTCGGACGCAAGATGAAGAAGAAGGGCAAGAAATAGCAGTGTGGCTGAGTCGCTTCAAAGTGTGGCGCGGCAAGCTGTCGCTCAGCTTGGCCTCGATTCCGGATATGAGCTGGCTACGCAGTTCGTCGGCCAGCGATACCAAGAAGTCTGCGCCAGAGCCAAATTTCGCCATCTCCGGCAATTTGGGCAGTTGTTTCTCCCTGCCCCGATCACAGCGGGCACGATAACCCTCACTCTCGATACCCCCACCATAACCCTCAACGCGGCGGCGCTCGCGGCCTGCCGGACCAACAAGTTCTACCAGTGGCCTGAGGGCTTCACTGGCCTGTTCTTTCGTCCGCAAATCGGCATCACCTGGTATCGCATCGCCAGAGCGGACGACCAGACTGGCACGATCACACTAGAAACGCCGTTCGCTTATGACAACAGCTATTTGGTGGGGACCAACCAACTCACGCAAGCGAACGTCACCTACTACATTCTGCCTCGCTATCAGTTGCTCGACCCGACCGCGCGCCAGCTTGGCGTGTTCATGGTCGATTATGTGTTTCGGCCATTGGAGGTTGTGAGCGAGGATCAGCTCAACCGGATGGTGCCAAGTCGCTTTCTGGTATCGAGCTACCCGCAGTTCGTAGCCGAACTCAACAGCAACCTTAACGTCACTGGCATCCCCAAGCAGATTGAGGTTTATCCCTATCCGACCAATTCGGTGACGCTGCACTACACTTACTGGCAGACGCCGCCGCTGCTCGGCTATGGCGACTACCTGCCGCCCACTATTGACCCCGACATCGTGAGAACGGGGGCCAAGGTGGACCTCGCGAACAATGCGATGGGCAAGGCGATGCGGATGGGGGAGCTCGACAAGGCGGCGATGTATCGCAACATCGCGAATCAGGAAGAGACCAGGTTCGAGGACAAGATCAATCGAGCGGTGCGCAACGACCGTGGCCCCGAAGACCTGAAACTGTGCATCCGCAGGATGGGGTGGCAGGGCAGACTCGATCACGACACGATTACTACCGCATACGAGAATTTCCTAGGCCGCGGGTACTAAGATGAAACGATTGCCGTTGGTGGCGACGCTGATTTTCCTGACGTTAGGGGTCGCTTTCGCAGGCGACGACTCCAATGTCATCAACTCGCTTTCGCAGGTGAATCCGGCCAGCGGCAACTACGGTGGCTCCCAGTACCCGCAGCAGATTTACAACTCGCTCTCGCAAGAGGATGCCGGAAGGTCAGTCGAGTACGGCTTCACCAATTTCGTTGTCTCCGGCTGCCTTGGACCGACCAGCGCGGGACTCGTGATGAGCGTTCCCGCCTGCATCGGTTACAACGCGGGCTTTCGAGCGGCGGACCCGAGCAACGGAAGCATCGGCTTTTCGTCGTCCATCACCTTCTCGAACAATGCGACCACGTGGGTTGCGATGGACGAGAACACCACCGGCAACAACGCGAATCTGCCGAACTTCACCCGCGTCGCGAACACTCACTACCTGATCGACACCCTCGACGTGGCGGCGCCGACGATGGCGACCGACTCGCAGCTTCTAATGAAGGTGGTCACATCAGGCGGGGCGATCACGGCGGTGACGGATCTGCGGACCACCAGCGTCACGATTAACAATGGCGGCTCCTCAAGCGACCCGCTCATCCTGAACAAGCTCATCCCTAAAAAGCTCGACGGCAGCGACCTCATCGGCTGCTTTAACGGTGCGGCCTGCGCGGAAAAAAATCTGGGCGATTTTGGCGTCTCAGTTACCGCTACGGGCACTGAGGGTAGCCTCGCCGAAATGACCGGCTGCACGCTGACCTCAAATAGTCCAGTCGCAGTCTTCAGTTGCAGCGGATCAACGGGTATCGCGGATTTTCAGTTGGCAGCGAATAAGGGCAAGACCGTTGCGGTTCCGGGCGGGGGAGCGGCACCGGTCAGCACAGCGCCGTCCATGACGATCTACCCTACCTCGACTAATTCGAACGTTGCGTCGCTCGGGGGACAGAACACTTACTACGCGAACGGATGTCAGGTCATTAATGGCCTTGTGTGGGGAATTACCGGTAGTAGCTTTTTTTTCGTGCAGAATGCGGGTTTGGTGTACGCGGGTGAAACCGTCACGATAAGCAGTAACCAATATAAAGTCCTGAGCATCAACGGAACGATTGTGAACATCGATCCGACGGGGCCGCACGCGACGTTGCTTACTTCACCCAATGCTACCGTTATGACGGGTGCGGACTGCGGTACTTCTTATAGCTTGCAGATGAACTGGGTAGAGCCGAATGGAGCGATTAAGGTAGGGCCTAAGCAGACTACGACGGTAGGGCCAAGTTCGCTGAATTGGGAGAACTTCCTTCAGGCGCAAGCGCCGCTCGATGCCCACATATCGCCAGCGCTGCAAGGTGGCGCACAGATCTGCGCATGCAAGACCGCTGGTTGCACGCCAACATTGGCGGGCACTTGGTTTCCGAAGAAAGTATTCAATCTGCAAAATCAGGTCACTACGGCAGCGGTAGTCAACGACGAACTTCTCGAAGCCAACCAAGGATCAAAGGTCAACCCGACTCTAGCGACTTTCGACTACCTAGGTCAGAACAGCGCTTTCGATATTCTGGATGGCACCACCTGCCCAATCGCCGACGAAAACGCCATCATGACGGGTCTGGCTCTGACCTCAGCAACGGGAAGTGGGCCTTACGTAGTTACTCTTAGCGGACCAGTGACGGCAGCGACCCTCGCGCCCACGACAACGATCATTTACTTCGATGATACACCTGCGGTTAATACATTTGTCACGGCGGCGAAGGATGTGGTGGGGGTAACCGCGCGTTTCGCAACGACACGCATTCCCTTTGGGAGATATCGGATACAGAATCTTACGGTGTCGAATGGCGTTGGTCTGAACGTAATTGGCGGCGGCGGCTCTGCATTCGACAGCCGCAGCAACGAGGTGCGCAACTCAGGCACGGAGTTCGTTTTCAGTGGGCGTGCGGGACAAGGAGCAGGGGTCACGCTCTACAATGTCAGCAAGCCGCATTGGGATAGCGTGGGGATCGGCGTGGATAGCGGGTCTACTCCGGCGGGATGCCTCGATATCGATGGTGCCGACACCGTACCGACACCTGGTAGGGGCTGGTTCGTAAACAGCGTATTTTGCGGCGGCTCCAATGTCGGCGTCATTTTGGCGAGCATCAACACGACTAATGCCGACTTTTATTCATTCTACAACGACGTGATCAATTGCAGCGGCGGCGTCGATGACGGAACGGGACTCTGGATCGATTCGGCGAACGCGCTTCAGGAATACGTCGATTCGAGCACCGCCCTTTGCGGCCAAGTCGGTGTGGTAAATATGACTGGTGGCCTCCATATGTTCGGTTCCGTGGGCACGCCGAATTCCATCGCAGAAGTGCTTTCGCCCTACACGGGTACTGACAACGAATGGGCCTCCCGCAACGAGCATATGTCGCGCGGGATTTACTCGCCGATTCAAGCTGGCAATGCGGGACCGAATCTCAATCTGCATGACAGCGATTTTGTAGACGCGCAATTTTTGCCCGATTGTAACTTTGTGTTGGTAGGCAATGGCCCATCGGAATTGAACCATAACCGCTTTATCAGCTCCGTTACCACCGCGTTGGCTTTCAGTTACTCAGGGTCAACAGGCCCCAATCCCGCGTGTAGCGGCATCGGAGGACCATCTAACGGAACCTTCGCGACGCTGGATTCAAGAAACAGTATTTACGATTCGATGGCGTCCCCATTTGGAAATTGGTCCGCAGTTAATGTGTCTACCAGCACGGACCAGTATTTCAATCCAGCTACCGGCGGTCTCCTGACGTTGATCGTACCTCCCGCGCCGCCGACCGCCACTTCGTACACCTACGACATGGGCGGTTGCCCTACTACGCTGCCGCGACCCGATAGTACCGGCATCACACTGACGGGCGGATATTGTTCAGTGGCGTACAATTCGCCGGTATTGTTTGGCGCTCCGGCCTCCGGTGGTACATTTGGCGGCAAGCTCGGGATCTCGGTTAATGGCGAGCAGAAGTCATGCTTGTGGCGGTTCGACATAACGCCCGGCGGAGGCAATGGTACGGCGGCGGTTATGCTGGATCAGGACGGAGCAAAGCCCGCTGCTACATCGCAATCGTGTACGGCGGCAGCGAGCAACGCCTATTCGTTCAATCTATACCCCGACCCCAATAGCGCGGGTATCTTGTTTCAGAATTTATCCGCTGATGGCGGCGCCGAGTCGGTCTTCTTCTCGATTCAGGAAGGGGGTTTCTGATGCGCCTCGTAACTCTGCGGCTCTTGTTGTTGATGGTAGTGGTAGGCGTGATGCTCTCGCTCGCAATGCCCAAGAGAGAGGTGATTGTCGCGTCTAATCTGGCAATTGCGGCGAGTCCAAGCGTGACGGCCACGGCAACTCCCTCTGCAACTCCGACACCCGTACCAGCGTGCATAAAAGGCGAGTCAGGTGACGGTGTACACATAACGCATTGCGAGCCTCTAGCCGCAAGCACGACGGCAGGGCAGGTGGAATCGTCGGTCGGCGTCGATCGTGCGGGCAATGCGCTTCCGCCAGCGTGGACCTCGCAGCCCTTCACGATCGGATGGGACGGCTATCTCGGTATCGTTACCAACGCCGCGACCAAGACCATCGTTGCTCCTTGTACCGGCCACTTCACATCGCTTAGTTGCGATGCTGCGCTGACCGGCACCTGCACGACCGTCCCCGTAATCAACGTCGATAACGTCACTACGCCCGCGACGGGCACCGCGATCAATCTCACAACAACAGTTGGAACGCCGGTAACCCATGCCGAGACGCTTACTTTTGTTGCGGGAAATATCATCGGCCTCGCTCAAACCGCATCTCCTGCGACCTGCACGGTCCCGTGGTGGGGTTGCGAAGCGACACTTAGCTGCCCATGAGGAACACAATGAAACGTACGTGTGTTTTGTTCCCACAGAGTGTAGCTTTTAGCTAATGATCCATTACCACCTGACCACCGCGAAAGTCGTTCTGGTCGCCACGGGAGCGGCGGTCGCGAGCGGTGCGGTCGCGCTCGCGCAACCGGACCATACTGTGGCTCTCGCGACGATCGCGTCAGTGCCACCGACTCTGACGGCCATCCTAGGGTTCCTGATACTCTACTTTCAAAACAGGAAGACGCGCGCCGAGTTCAACGGCAAGATGTCAGAACTGATACAAGCGAAAGAGAATATCGCTCTCCGCACAGGTTGGGATGTGGGTAGTCAGCACGCCAACGCTCGCGCGGAAGTTGTTGCTGAGAAAACCGCAGCGGCTGCCACCGAGTTAGGCGATGCTCGCGAACGCGCTGCTACCGCTGAGGGTAAGCACGCGGGCACTATCGAGGAACAAGAGCGCGGTATCAAAGAACAGATCCGCGTGGCTGAGGCCAAGAAGGACGAGAAGTAGATGGCGATCGACTATTCGTCTGCTGGCCGATGGGCACAGGTTGTCAGGGCGCTTGCGATGGGGGAATCCAACGAGGACGTAGGCCTTATGGGCGACGGCGGCAGAGCCTTCGGAATCCTTCAGCAGCACTCCGCATTCTTCGTTGAGTGGTACGGACGCTACCCCCAGATATACCCGATTGATGTGGCCGACACGGTGTGGGTCGCGCAGATCAAAGCAGCGGCCAGCTTTCTTGAGCATTACGTACCCGCGATGGGTTTGGACTTGGCCGTGGAGAGCTATAATCAAGGCGTGGAAGCCATCAGGAGCGGCAAGAGAGTGCCGGACTATCTCGCCCGCTTCAATGTCAATCTCAACAAGGTGAAAGGCCAGCAATGACGACCAATGTTTACCCCAAATGCTCATGCGGCAAACTCTCCCGAATCATTTTCTTTGACAAGGCGCGCGGACAGGTCGTAGACGCCTGCTGGGAATGCTTCGATAATACCGAGACGGGTCGCGAGATGGCCCGCAAGTGAGCCTCGGACGCAAGCTCGCTATCTTTATCGCGCTGTACGGGGTATTGCTTCTGGGGGTATTTAGTGCCTTCTGGGCACTGGGAGGCTCGCTATGATCTTTACTTCCACGAATGGCGTTGCTACATCGCCGCTTCCCTCCAGTTGCGACTTTTGCCATTTGACAACGACAGGCGGCTGTAAAATGTGCATGCCTCATCTCTACGGGGTAAAGTTGCCGTTTAAGATAATCGACCCGCAGATTTGGCCGCGAAGCGACCGCGCTGTTTGGCGCTAGGAGGACGGGAATGTTGCTACTCATCATTCTGCTGATTCTGTTGTTTGGCGGCGGTGGCTGGGGCTACAGCAACGGTTGGGGCGGACCATTCGGGCCGGGACCGGGCGGCATCGTACCCGTTCTAATCTTGGTGCTGATTCTGTTCTTCCTCTTCGGTGGCCTCGGTAGCGGTTTCGGGCACGGGATGTACTTCCGATGAGCGCGCGCAAGAAGCCTCCTATCATCAAGCGCGTCGTCAAGAAGGCCATCCCGAGGATCGCAAAGGCGGTGGCCCTGAAGCCGGAAGAGGTGGTGAAGGTGCGAGTGACACCGCCGCCCTTTGAGCCCAATCTACGGTTGGCTCGCGCGCCTACCTTAGACCTAGATTGGCATACCGGCGACGACCCTCCCATCGCCAATCCGATGACACCGCGCTACAGCCGCTCCGACGAGGACGAGGCGGACCGCGCGCATCACTCCCCCGAATCCGAAGGCGATGCGTGGGGGATCGCGCTGATGTTGCTGTTCATCGTGGGGATCGTTGCGGGGGCCTTGTGGTGGGCAATGAAGCCAAACCGCAACATCAGGCCACAGGTGGAACCCGCAGCCGCGTCGAGCGCGAGCGCACAGCCTACGGCCTATGGGACGGCAACTACCATCGCTACCCCAAGTCCGACCACCGCGCCGACTGCGTGCGCGAGGCCGACCGTGGACGCCGACGATTATGGGAAGAATGACTGAGGGGAGGGATTGAATGGCGACCGTGAATCTCCCGCCGTGGCTACGCCGCATCCAGCAGTCATGGTGGTTTCTATTGATCGTGCAGCCCTTCTTCGGCGCAGCGCTCCCCGTTCTTTACACATCATCGGACGGATTTTCCAACGTCACTCATAACGACATTAAGGCGTGTCTGATTGCTGGCGGTCTGACGCTCTACGCTTCGTACCAGAAATCCTTCGGCTCCGATTCCTTCAATAAGGACGGCACGGACAATTTGCAGGTCAAGGAGGTCGTTGAGGCGGATAGCGCCAATCGCACCGTCGTGGTGGTCCCCGTCGCCTCGCCCCAAGTGCGCGAGCAGATTCGTATCCTTACGGACGCGGGCGCCCCAGTTGCGGTCGTGGCGGCCCCGGAGGCAGCGTTGAGCGCCCAAATCAAGGCAGCGAACGCCGACCCGCGCTCCATGACAACTGCATCGATATCGTGCAAGCCATCGTGAAACGTCTCGCTCCAATAGCCTTCTGGTTCTTTTTGTACGTGCTGCCGCCCTCGCCGCTGCCGCAGTTCTCACCGCCGTTTGAAAGCAAACAGCGTTGCCAGCACGGCATGGCGGTACTGGTCGCTAACGACGTGCATCATCAGATCGAAATTACCAAGTTGTGTTTCGACGACGGGAAGTCCAAATGAAGTGCCGCATTTGCCGCAACCGCATCTGGCCCTGGCAGCGCGCAACCTACGTGTCGTCCTTCTGGGATTGCGTGAAGCGAGGCGGTGGCAGCTACGCCTACCACACGCGGCATAGCAGGGAGGCGGTGATGGAACAGCGCATCGCATCTTTAGAAAACGGCTATCGCAACAGCGGCGTTGGGTTGGGACGATGACCCGCGTTATCACCGTCGGCCTCGGACGCAACCAGACGCTCGATGCAGCAGAGGCCATCATCACCGCGCACGGCGGCGCGCGCATCGGGCCGGTGACGGTTTTAGAGGATGAGATCATCGAGGCATCGATAGACAGCGCGGAATGGAATAGCATCAGGGCCGAACTGGAAGCGGCTGGTTACGAATTGGACTGACAAGGAGAATTTATGAA